ACCTCAGGACAGATCGTAAAGACTGGCAGGTCCGCGCCGCTCAGGTCCGCGCCGCTCAGGACCGCGCTTCTCAGGACCGCGCCACTCAGGTCCGCGTCACTCAGGTCCGCGCTTCTCAGGTCCGCGCCACTCAGGTCCGCGCGCTTTTTGACGGCGATCGTCAGCGCGGCTCGCATGTAAAAGCGGCTTTCCGTGCCATCTGGAATTTCAATTTCCAGCGCCGCTTTGCCGGTCCATGAGAGGAAGGGAATTTTGAAAAGCATGTGTGTCTATCTCTCCTGATTCCAACCGGCACCGCGCCGGTCATTCATTTCATAATGACCAATTTAGTCATTCGACCAGATTGGTCAAGAGATTATTTTGACCTTGCCAAACTTTTCTTGCGTGACTATCTTGGTCAGATGATTAGCCACTCAGACATTGTAACCCAGATCGGCATTGATGCGTTAGCCAATGCGACGGGTATTGAGCCGGTAGGCGTTTACCGTTGGTTAAGACGGAACCGCATACCTTGCGAACATTGGCTGGCGACTGTGCGCCTGGCACGCAAGAAACGCTTATCTGGGATTACGCTTGAGGCTATGGCAATCTGGGCGGCGCGACATCACGCGGAGTAATATTTCGTTAACCATGATCTTTGGGGGATCGCACAGATGCAGGACTTATCCGACTACAAGCCAGAGGTTAACTCCCTCGGCTGCTACAATGACGCGCTCGCCGGCCATCGTCTGCGCGCCCAGGCCACCCGGCCGAACTATGGCGTCCTGATGCGGGATGACGCCAGCGAAGCGCCGTATATCACGGATGTCGCTACGGGTCTGAAGCTATACAAGCACGATCCTTGCAGGATTTGCGGCGTTAGTGAGTGGCGTTGGTCGTCTCGGGTGCTGGAGCAGTGCATGGCATGCGCGAAGGTGGAAAGGAATGATAATGAATAGCTACCACAACCTGACGATCACCTTCAAATATCAGCAGGTCGCCGCCATGATCAAAGCCGGCCATAGCTACAAGGAAATCGCCTCGGCGACCGGCATGTCATTGAAGCAGGTCAGGAACCAGCGTCGGCATGCGGTCAATCATGGGCTGCTGGTGAATGAGGGTAAGCAGGAGCAAGCGCCGCATGACGACAAGCTGCCACTTGAGAAAGAGCCATGGCCCACGGGCATGTGGTTCGAGGATGAGCCGAGAGCCGCGCGGCCGATGGCGATCTACGCAGTGAGGCTGGGGTGATGGCGGAAGTCAAGGAATCTGATTTCATATTTGTGCCGTTCGATGTCGCTACAACAGCGCCGGGCGGTTTGATTGAACACTTTAAAGACCGATGGTGGTGCGTATGTCCCAATCGCGGAATCATGTTCTATGAGCCGCGCAGGGGGCAGGGGCAGTTTCCCCAATGCAATGTCAATAAGACCGTCAGTGAGATGATGGCAAAGAACTATCCGTGGTGTGAAGTACGGTTCATTCCATCAGTTTATCGCCGTATCAACCCGCAAGATTATGCATGATCCAGCTATCACTCAAAGGACCCCGCACCATGAAACACATTCTCACCCTATCCGCCATCCTGGCGCTGACACCCATTCCGGCCCTGGCCGATGACTGGACCATCACGGGCACCGGCAAGGTCAGCAATACGTCGATCACGTTCAATGACTATCAATCCGGCAAGCGTGGATTCATCATCCAAGGCGTCAAGGGATATTCGGTGTTCTATGGCGATAAGGTTGGTATGGGCTATATCGGCCGGTTCAAGTCCAGCGCTGAAGATAAAGACCATCCAGCTTTCTATCGCGTCGAGACCGGCACGCTGATCCTGTTGGATACGGGCATGGTGTGCAGCGAGCCAGGGACACCTGACGCGGTGTGTCAGTAGACATTGCGGCCGCAACTTTATAATGCAAGACGAGACGATATGTCCCGATTTCTAGGAAGGAAAGATGATGACCGACGCTAACGCCCGTTACAATTATGCGATCGATGCAGCGATGGAAACTTTCAACGCCAACATGCACTTACCAGGCGGCGCGCGCGGAGCGCTTGAACGGGCAATATCAACCTACATAGATCGCAACCTAGCGGCGCACATCAACAGCGGTGACAAACGGAACACGTCAATCTCTTCTCTGGCGTCGCTGCATCGCCAATATATCGCGATGCTGGAAGCGCATATAACAACGCTCAATGCTAACCCGGCTTACGTCGTTGAGCAGCGCGTTGCGCCAACGATAATCAGCCATGACGTTTACAACGCTATCGACAACCTAGCTATCCACCACGGTACGTCGGACTACTACAAGGCGCGCAAAGAGCTTGTAGTCGCAATCTTGGAGTTTGCTAAGTAAGCGGCTTACCGTTGCGCGGAGTACCTGATCCATCAGCTTGGTGGGTCGTGGTACTAGCAGCGATTACTCTCATCGCAGCAATGGCACCATGGATATGGGTGGCCATTGAAACGTCAAGATGACACGCGCCCGCTAAAACGGGCACTCATTCGCCTCGATCCGCGCCAGCTCTTCCGTATAGCCACCGATGATCACCTGCAGAAGCTGGCGCCATTGCTCTGCAGTGAAGGCCCTCAGATCGGTCGCCGACAAGCTCTCCAAATACTCACCGGCCAGCGCGCTTGCCGCATCCAGTGCAGCGTTCTCTTTCGCATCGATATCGACCATTCTTAGCGCCCTCCTTCTGGCGACATAAATATCCTGATGAGCGCGGTTGCAGAATCGCACCGGAGCGCCCAGGTAGCCAAATCCCACAGCATGTCTTTTACAGATGGCGCAAGGCACGACGCATTGTCTCCTTGCGTGGTGTGCGGCCGGCGCGCAAGCGGCTCACAAATGTTGGGTCGCCCATATAGAGTAAGCCCCACCTGGCAGCGCTTATCTTGTTCCTTTTCAGCCCCGCTTCGACGGCTCGCAAAAATTCTTCGCGGCTCATTTCATTTTTTACTTGCATGCCTATATCTCCTGTAGTTAGCTATAGCTAATAGTGCAGCATAACGCAATTCAAAAGGAGTGCAACCGTGCAACATAGCGAAATGACTATCGAGCAGATCGCCGACGCAATCAAAGTTGCGGAAACTACCGAGAAGGCGGCCAAGTCCACCAAAAAGAAATTAGAAGCGGAGCTTAGCCGGCGCTACGAAGAGCGGGCTGGGGTCGAGCTTGCGCGACGCGATCTGCCATTCGGCACGGTCAATATCCAGGACGGCGCTTTCCAAATCAAAATCGAGGCCAAGAAAAAGGTCGAATGGGACCAGGATATCCTGGCTGCGCTCTATGCCCGGATCGAGAAGGACGGCGGCACGCCAACCGACTTTATTAACCGCGAAGTTGCATACAAGATTGACGAGCGGATCTACAAGACATGGGGCGATAATGTGCGCGGCTGGTTCGATCCGGCGCGGACTGTTTCTCCTGATGGCGTTAAGATTACGGTAACTGAATCTGGCGCACGGTAAGCGTCCACCACAGCAAGGAACCACCAATGGCTATCTCTTTAGCTTCACTGCGCAAGGGCGGCGATACCAAGCCGCCGCGCATTCTCATCCACGGGCCGCAGGGGTTGGGGAAGTCCAGCTTTGCAGCGGATGCCGACAGTCCAGTGTTCATTCTGACAGAGGATGGCCTGGGGACGCTGACGCCGCATGCCTTCCCGCTCGCTGAAACGTACAGCGATGTCATGGAGGCGCTTACCTCACTAGCGACCGAGGCGCACGATTACCATACCGTCGTGATCGACAGCCTTGATTGGCTAGAGCCACTTATCATGGCAGAAGTCTGCAAGCAGCATGGCGTGAAGAACCACGAGGATATCCCTTACGGCAAGGCCCATATCTACGCCCAGGACCTCTGGCGCGATTATCTGAGCGCCCTTAACTACCTGCGCGACGAAAAACACATGACGATCATTCAGATCGCGCATTCCGAGATCAAGCGGTTTCAAAACCCGCTGACTGATCCATATGACCGCTATGAGATCAAGCTCCACAAGACGGCGAGCGCCAAGCTGCAGGAGCACAGCGATATCGTCGCTTTCGTCAACTACCGGATCGGCATCACAAAGACTGATGCCGGGTTCAACAAGAAGATCACCCGCGCTGTGGGGAGCGGGGATAGGTTTCTCTTCACCGAAGAGAGGCCGGCCTATCTGGCGAAGAACCGTTACAGCCTTCCGCCAGAGATTCCGTTTACCAGGGATGGGGCGACCTGGGGCGTCATTGCCGAACACGTGCCTTACTTCAAGCAGGAGAGCTAACCAATGGCCTATCTTGGTCAAACCATTAATGCGAACGAAATTGCAGAGCGCAATGATTTCAGTCCAGTGCCGTCCGGCTCATATCGTGTGACGATCATCGGCAGCGAAATGAAGAAGACCAGCAAGGGAGATGGCGAATATCTCGCGCTGGAGATGGATATTCTCGACGGCGAGCATGTCGGCCGCAAGATCTTCGAGCGCCTGAACATCGTCAACCAGAATCAGCAGACGGTCGATATCGCCTATCGCACGCTCGGCGAGATCATTCGCGCCTGTGGCAAGGTGCAGGTCGCCGACAGCGAAGAGCTGCACGGGATCAACATGCTGGCCGATGTCATTGTTAAGCCCGGAAAGCCCTATACCAAGGATGGCCAGACGGTGCAGGGCAACCCGCAGAACGAGGTCAAGAAGTACAGTCCGGCGAGCGGGGCGGGGGTCGCCGTCGCGGGTAATCAGAACCAGCAATCGGTGCCGGCAACCGCAGCCAAAAAGGCGCCGTGGCAGAAGTAAACGCAGCGGGCGGCTTCGGCCGCCCTAATTTTCCCGAGGCAATATGCCCCCCATCCCCCTACCTACTGACCCTACCCAAGATGCAGCCGACCGCGCCATGGAGGCGCACCGCGAGAAGCCACGCCCCTATCTCGGCATCTCTCAGATCGGCGAGAGTTGCGCCCGCAAAATGTGGTATCGCTTCCGCTGGGTCGCCCAGGAGACTTTCGACGCCCTGACGCTCAAGCGCTTCGAGGACGGGCACCGAACCGAGGACCTGCTGGCCGCACGTCTCCGCGCCGTCCCTGGCATCCAGCTCACCACGTTGCAGCCAAATGGCCAGCAGTGGGAAGTGATCGGTGCTAATCCGCATATCAAGGGTCACCTGGACGGCGGCGTGCTGGGTCTCCTGCAAGCGCCCGCGACGTGGCACGTATTCGAGGCCAAATGCGTTGGCGAGGAACAGCTACAGAAGCTGTCCAAGGCGATCGAACTGCATGGCGAGAAGCAGGCCCTGCGGGCCTGGAATCGTGTCTACTGGGCGCAGGCCCTGGTCTATATGTGGCTGACCGGCATGGAACGCCATTACCTCGTCGCCAGCGCTCCTGGCGGTCGCGGTCGCCCGGTCACGGTCCGCACCGAATCTGACCCGATCGAAGCGGCGCGTTTCCTGATCCGCGCCGAGCGTGTCGTGGAGAGCCAGGAGCCGTTGGAGCGGATCGGAGGTCCCACCTATTACGAATGCCGCTGGTGCGCGTTCCAGGAGCAATGCCACGGTGGCGAGTGGTCAGCGCGCAACTGCCGCACCTGCCTGCACTCGACACCGATGCAGGACGGCACATGGCTGTGCCAGCGCTGGGGTCGCCATCTCAGCACCGAGGAACAGCGGCAGGGCTGTCCCACGCATCTCTATCTCCCCATGCTCGTTCCTGGTGAGCAGGTCGATGCTGGCGAGGATTGGGTGCTGTATCGCCTGGCAACGGGCGATGAATGGACGGATGCGGAGGTTAAGAGTGCTTGAGTTAAGGCGGTACCAGAGGCAATCCTTGCGCGCCCTGGAGACGTATTTCAATGCGCGCTCCGGAAACCCCTTGATCGTGCTGCCCACCGGCTGCGGCAAGGCGCTGACAATCGCCACGTTCATCAAGGAGGCGATCACCACTTATCCCGGCACGCGCATCATTAATGCCACCCATGTCCGTGAGCTGGTTTTTCAGAATTACCAGGAATTCCTGGGCTGTGACACCGGGATCGATGCCGGCATCTATAGCGCCGGCCTAAAGCGCCGCGATCTATCTCATCCGGTCATCTTCGCCGGCATCCAGTCGATCTATAAACGCGCCTTTGAGTTCGGCCGCGTTGATCTTCTTGTCGTTGACGAGGCCCACACCATCAGTCGCGACGGGCAATCCAGGTGGGGCCAGTTCATCAAGGATCTACGCGTGACCAATCCCTATTTGAAAGTGATCGGATTCACGGCCACGGCTTTTCGCTTGGACAGCGGCGCCTTGATCGATGGCGAGGAAGCTCTCTTTGACGATATCGTCTATGAGTACGGTTTGCTCCAGGCCGTACAGGAAGGCTATCTGGCGCCCGTTGTGCCGAAGTGGATGGCAACCACCTATGACATCTCCAGCGTCCATAAGCGCGGCGGCGAGTATGTGCCGGGAGAACTCGAAAGGTCAGTCGATGTTGACGAATTGACGCAATCGGCCGTGCGGGAGATTTGCGAGTATGGATCTGATCGGCGGTCGTGGCTGGTGTTCTGTGCCGGCGTAAAGCATGCCGGTCACGTCACCGAGGCGCTGCGGGCGCGTGGGGTCACTGCGGCGGCAATCAGCGACCAGACTGCCAGCGGCGAGCGGGATACGATCATCAATCAGTTCAAGGCCGGGCAGATCCGCGCCGTCTGTAACGTTGGGATCCTCACCACAGGATTCAATTACCCCGCCCTCGACCTGATCGCTTGCCTGCGTCACACGCAGTCCGCTGGCCTGTGGGTGCAGATGCTCGGTCGCGGCATGCGGCTGGCGCCTGGGAAAAAGGACGCGCTCGTTTTAGACTTCGCCCGCAACAGCGATCGCTTCGGCCCACTGGACCAGATCCGTGCCAAGCGCAAGGGCGAGAAGGGCGGAGACGCGCCGGTCAAGATCTGCCCCGAGTGCGACGATACCTGCTTTGCCGGTGTTCGCCTGTGCCCCTCTTGCGGCTTTGAATTTCCCGAGCCGGAACCGAAGTTCGAGCGCGAGGCCAGCGAGGCGGCGCTGCTTTCTGACCAGGCCGCGCAGCCCGTCTGGCATCCTGTCACAGCCGTGACCTACGTCAAGCACGAGAAGGACACGCCATCGCTCCGCGCGTGCTACCAGAGCGGCCTGAAGCAGTTCAATGAATGGATCTGTCTCGCTCATACCGGCCGCGCCAGGGAGAAGGCTAGCGCCTGGTGGGCGCGGCGTGGCGGTCAGTTACCAGCACCCCGCGATATCGACACGGCGGTCGAGATGGCGCGCGAGCTGCCGGCGCCAAAGCGGATCGCGATCAAAAAGAACGGGAAGTATTCTGAAGTCGTGGCATACGATTTCGGCTGAGGCGCAAGGTAGCTAACTGCGCCTCTCGTTCCTCCGCGCTTCGCACGGGCCAGCCCAGGACAGCGGCATAGGCCTGGACCTCTTCCAGCGACCGGCAGACGATCGAGACGCCGCCGGCCAGTGTGAATTCTTCATGAAGTGTGCGCTGCGCCCCATTGAGCGCCCCCACCTCAGTCTTCAGCTCGATCCCCCCGAAGCGCCCGCGCCATCCCCAAATGATGTCATGAACGCCGGCTTTCATCCCCATGGCTTTGCTGAGGCCAGCTGCGGCGCGCGACTTCGACGGCACCGGATTGACCGCTGTCCACCAGGGGCCGCCGTCAGCGGGCGACAGCACCCAGACCCGCAGCCAAGCGGCGACCTCGATCTGCAGGGCGGTTTCACTCATCGGGAGCCACCCGGTAGACCATGCTTGGGCTGCCGCGTCCCTGGCTTGCCTCTGCGACGATCCGTTCCTGGTCCAGCAGGCTGCCGAGGACGGATTCAAACTGCTTCTTGTCCAGATAGCGCGTCGCCCGCTTGAGGTCGCGCCCTCTGACACCCTCGGCTCCGGCCTTCTTAATCAGCCTCATGACCGTATTGCTGTTATCCTCGTGCTGGCTTTCCGCGACGTAATCGCCGACCAGGTTCCGCATGAATTCGATATTGAGCTGCACCAGGGTTTCGGCGAAATCCAGGTCGGCATGCCGGATCTGCGGGGCCATCGGCGCCCGGGTGATGGCAAGGATCATCGCTATCTTGATGCAATTCTCCCGGTAGCGGTGCCATAAGCCGGTGAATTGCTGGGCCTTTTTCATTTCCTCATGCTCGTATTTGAGCATCTGGAACATCCGGTCTTTGCAATCGCCCCACAAGACCACGGTGGGTTGCGGCACGATCATGCTGCCTTGCAGCCCATTTACCTTTGGCCGCAAGCTGGCCCAGGCCTCCACCAGCCGGTCTGGCACGCCCATGCTTTCCATCGTCTCGCGCGGATCCGGGTAATCCTCGCTGGTCGGCACCACGATAAAGCGGTTCAGCTCGCCGCTCTCGATCGCCCGGCGCTTCAGCGCCTTGGTGTACTCTCCGACCGTGGTCGTGCCATAGATACAGAGGTTAGGCTGGGTGATGACGACCGATTCCCGCTTGCTGTCGGCATATTGGCCGCCCTTATAGACCGAGCTGGAGCTGCTATAGAGTTCGGTCAGGGTCTTGCTGATCCCTTTCAGGTGCGCTCCGCTTTTTTCATCGGAGATCGATTGCAGCAGCATCCCGAACTCGTCCAGCATCAGGAGGGTGCTGGGGGTCTTCTGAAGCAGGGTCCCGATCCCGGCCGCACTCACCACCCCATCGCCGCCCAGGAGGTCCTCCATCCCGGCCGCGACCATCAGGCTTTTGATCTGGCGCCGGCTGTGGTCCTTGCCGCTTCCGGTCGCCGCGACGCCCACCATATAGATGTTGGTCCTGGTGTTGATCGGGCTGGCATAGCGCCGGCCATAGACCGCGCCAAGGGCGGCCAGGACGTTCAGGAGCGCCAGCTCGGGCTGGGGCTTGATCGCGGTATCGACGATCCATTGCGCGGTTTCTCCGATCAGGCCATCCACTGCCCCGACATCCAGCCCGCGGCCGGTGGTCACCGCCTCGACCTTTTCCGCTGCCGTCCGCGCCTTCCAGGCCGCGTTGACCCGCTCGAGGAACACGCGGGCCGGATGGTCCTCGATCCGCATCGGCTCGCGCTGTGGTGGCTTCCAGCCATAAAGCCTGGCCTGATCCACCAGCGTCCCCATGGTGATCCCATCCCGGCCGTTAAAGCCGCCCCAGCGCTTGACGCAATCGCCCGGCCGGTACTTCTCACCGCGCCGGCTCCATTCGTCCCATAGCGCCAGGGGATAGCCGCCCTCGTGCAGCGCCATGCCGATATGCACCCAGTCGTCATAGATCAGGTCGGCCGGGATCGCGGTCAGCATCTCACGCACGTCCTGGCTGCTCCAGCGCTCGTTATCGTCCTCGCGCTGCCACGTTCCGAGCGGTCGCGCTGCCGGTGCAGGCCTGGACCAATCCGCCGCGGCCATATCGATCAGCCAGTCCGGGGCGTCTACCGGGATCAGGTCATTGGCCCAGCTATAGACCGCGCCCGAGGCGTGCAGGCTGGGTGCTGCCACCACATAGCCACCAGCGCCACGCACGTCCAGGCCTTGGCCAAGGGCTGCCACGCGTGTCTTGATAGCCTTGGCGGGGTAGGTAAAGAAGATATGCCGACCCCTGGCTGTCGTCGCCTCCAGCGTGGCTGGCAGGCTCCCGTGGCGGCGCTCCAGTTCTTCCAGGGCCATCGCCCCCGGTGCGCCATCGACATCGACCACGAACACGCCGCTCTCGGGACCGGTCCGGATCGCCACGTTCCAGCCCAGGCGCCACATCTGCACCAGGCGGTCGCCATCGAGACACGCATCCTTCAGGCCGTGCCGGGTCGCTGGGTGCTTGCCAGGGTTGCCACAGGCGGGATCGCCACAGGTGCAATTCTCGCCATCCCAGCCATGCACCGGGAATGTGTACCACCCACGGGCGGCATAGCCACGGGCGGCGGTGAGGGTAGCTGAAACGGGTAATGCGGAAATATTGGTCAAGTTGATCCCCCTTTTTGCGACATGGGGGCGCCCGACCCACAAGGGGGAAGATCCGGCACCCCCATGCCAGATAGCCGGTAGCTAACCGACTCGTGAATCCTATCATAATTGACGGTAACCAACATAGGTTATATGTTTTTTATTGGAATTTGAATTTTTGAGGAGGCCATCTATGTGGCTGATTGTTAATGGGCAGCCGTTTCAGGGGACATGGGGAGATGCATTGATCCAGCTTAAGCCGGGTGACAGCATGCGTGTGCCGCTCCTCACGGGAGGAAACAGAGCCACCTTGATCTATTGGCAGAAGAAACTTGGCATCACACTTAAAACCAGGGTCATTCGCCCAGATCAGATTGAGACCAGGATATGGCGATACTTCTAACCCATCCCACCCCATCCCCGCTTCGGCGGGGATTTTTTTGATCTCCGCGCCTGGAACCACCCCACCCACAAGGGTGTTGCGTACCATTTTCTTGCTGCACTGCAACAAACATTTTACCCTTAGTGTCACAAGCGTCCACGTAGTGTCCAGGCTAGTTTCGGCCGCTTTGTTAGCGCTACCATCTATACTAACTAACTGAAAATATTATATTCGTATGTGTAGTGTATATTAGTGTCCTACTGTCCTTCCCCGTGTTGTACAATGTGTTAATATTATCCCTCTAGGGGGTGTTTAGGGGGGTGTTGTATACCTCCTTGGACTGGACACATGGACACTATTGGTCAAGTCATTGTAATTAAATTAAAAAACACCTGTTTTAGTGGCAAGGACACCTCGTGGACACCTCGTACGCCACTTACCGCACTGCAACAAACGTAGGATAGGGAACGCTAGGGGTTGATTTCGATTGTGCGCTATGGCACTATTCGAGGCAGTGCAGTTCGATCACATTCCCGTGCAGTCCGCGCCCCAATCCAGCCCAGCAAAGCTAGCAATTCCAACGCTTTAGCTCGCTCACGCCGCGTTCACTCACGCCGCTCCGCCCGCTCACGCCGCCCAGATCCACACGCAGCTAACCTGTTGAAACTCCACGACGATGGGGCACATGGAGCAATCCGCGACTCTGCCGATTCCTGATGTAATCCCGCCGTTTCCTGTGAAACGGCCGCAGGGACGCCCGTCGTCGTTCAACCAGGATACGGCGGACGAGATCTGCTCCAGGCTGGCCGATGGCCAAAGTCTGCGGGCAATCTGCCGCGAGGATTGGGCGCCGGACTTCAAAACCGTGTTCCGCTGGTTGCAAGTTAGGCACGGTTTCCGCCAGCAATACGCCGAGGCCAGAGACATTGGCCTTGAGCAAATGGCCGACGAACTCCTTGAAATTGCTGACGATGGCAGCAATGACTGGATTGAGAATAACCATCCCGACAACCCTGGTTACAAGTTCAATGGCGAGCACTTTGCCCGCTCCAGGCTCAGGGTCGATACCCGCAAGTGGGTTCTCTCAAAGCTTGCTCCGAAGCGCTATGGCGACAAGTTGCAGGTCACTGGAACGACGCTGCCTGGCGTAGCCGACGACGAACCAGCCACCCCAAAATCCCCCGATGAGGTCGCGCGCCGCGTGGCTTTCCTGCTGTCGCAGGGGATCACGCCCGAGGAGATCGCCTGATGGGAACGATGGCACGCCGCGAGGTGCTGGGGGATGGAACGTTCGCGCTCCGACCGACCGGCAAGATCTGCCAGATCGTGCTGGCGGCGAACACCGAGCAGCATTTCAACATCCCGACCGATACCGGCGTCAACAGCGCGGTGATCGTGCCGATGATGGCACTGTTCGAGGGCACGGCGGATTTCTACGTGGGATACGATCAGACCGCGGCAGTGCCTGGCTCCAGCGTCACGGATGGCTCGGGAACGAGTGAGCTTAACCCCACTCAGCGCATTGTCTCCAAGGTCACGGCCTTGAGCCTCATCTCAGCGACCACCTGCGTGGTCACAATCAGCTTTTTCTCGTGAGGATGTGATGGCGGACAACCCGGCAGGAAAGCTAGTTGAGGTTACTGCGGTGGGCGGAGCCGGCGGAGCGCCGCTTCCGCAAACCCCCGAGGATCGGCGCTTGCTTGCCGAAACCCGTGGCCATCAGGCCCTGGGCCGCATGGGTGACTTCTGGGCGCTCGTGGCCATGGCTGGATCGATCCAGGATACGCGGGCCGTGCTCACTGAGATCCTCACCGCCAAGCAGGACTTGGAAGCGAGTTTGGCCGAGAGTCGGAAGTTGGCTGAGGAGCGCGCGGCAAGTGACGCAGCGCTCAAGGACCAGCTTGCAGTACTCAGCAAGACGGCAACCGACAACGATGCCAAGCTTGTGGCAGAGGCTGGTGCGCTCGCCGCGCGCAACGCCGCCCTCGACCTCCGCACCACCGCCGTCCAGGACCGCGAGCAGGCTGCCACCGTTCGTGATAACGCCTTGTCGGCCAGGGAGGCGAAATTGACCAGCGACACAGCCGTAGCCCAGGCCCAGCTTGCCGAGACACGCGCCGAACTGGCGACGATGCAGACCGACCTCGACCAGCGCAAGTCTGACCTTGACGCCCAGATCGCGTCCTTCGAGCGACGCTTCCAGGCCGCGCGGGCGATCCTCGCAGCCGTACCCGACGAGGCCCAAGATGGATCGTCGGCCGCTGCTGTCTAGCCGCCGGCACACGCGGCTCGATCCCAATTTCTCCTTTCGGTTCTCGGGGCATGCGCACCGTTACGGCAGCATTGTGCCGCCTGGCGGCAATGACGAGCTGCGTGAAGATGGCGGACTGGAATTGCGTGAAGACGGCGGACTGGAGTTGCGCGAGTGACCGATCTCAAGACATCCGCCGAGCCGGTAACAGCGACCACGCTTGGCGCAGGTGATCTCCTGCGCGTTAGCCAGGACTTGGGCGGTGGTACGTTTGGCAATGCTAAGATGAGCGGCGCCAGCCTGCTTGCTCAGACCAGTGCACTTTACCCGCCTGTCACCCGCCTGATCTCAACGGGCACGGGCCTGACTGGCGGCGGTAGCCTGGCCGCTGACCGCACGATCGCCCTCGCCAACACCGCCGTGAGCGCCGGCGGCTATGGATCGGCCACCCAGGTGGCAACCTTTACCGTCAATGCACAGGGCCAGCTCACGCTGGCGGCAAACGTGACCGTGACTCCGGCATTCTCTTCTCTGACCGGCACGCCGACCACGCTTGCTGGCTATGGCATTACGGATGCGCTTCCGCTCTCTGGTGGTACGCTGACTGGCGCGTTGACGCTGGCGGCTGATCCGACCACCAGTCTGCAGGCCGCGACCAAGAACTATGTCGATCTCATCGCACAGGGCCTGTCGCCGAAGAACTCAGCGCTGGTCGCCACCATCTCCAATGTCACGTTGCTCGGCAATCAGACGATCGATGGCGTCTCGGTCCCGTCTGGCTCGCGGATTCTCGTCCAAGCGCAAACGCTGCCGGCAACCAATGGCATCTATCTGACTGGCGCTGGTGCGTGGACCAGGACGCCGGACGCTGACACCTGGGACAAGCTCGCGGGCGCACTGATCTATATCGAGGAAGGCACGACTTACGCCGATTGCCTGTTCGCCTGTACGAGCGATCCCGGCGGCACGCTCGGCGTCACCGCCGTCACCTGGACGCTGATAGCGGGCGCTGGCACCTATACGGCCGGCGCTGGCCTGACGCTGTCGGGGCGGCAGTTCTCGGTTGCGACCAATGGCGTCACCAATGCGATGTTGGCGCAGATGCCAACGCTGACGTTCAAGGGGAACAGCACGGGCGGTACGGCCAATGCGGCGGATCTAACCGTTGCCCAGGCCAAAACCATGCTCAACCTCGCCGGCACGAATACCGGCGATCAGACCATCACGCTGACAGGCGACGTGACCGGCTCGGGAACTGGCAGCTTTGGCGCCACCATCGCCAACAATGCCGTGACCAACGCCAGGGCCGCACAGATGGCGGCCGGCACGATCAAGGGCAACAACACGGCTGGCACGGCCAATGCCAGTGACCTCACCGCGTCGCAAGCGACAGCGATGCTCAGCCCGTTTGTCGCCAGCGGCGCCTCGCATGCCAAGGGCCTTGTGCCTGATCCGGGCGCTACGTCCGGCACGACCAAGTTTCTGCGCGAGGATGCGACCTGGGCCACGCCAGCGGGCGGTGGTGGCGGTTCTCCTGGCGGCTCGGATACGCAGGTGCAGTTCAATGATGGCGGCGCGTTCGGCGGTGATGCCGGGCTGACATTCGTCAACGACGGCAGCGGAAATTACACATTACAACTCGGCGTAGCCACGACAACGACAGTTATAAGCAATTTCTGGGGAGCAGATGCTCAATCTCTCTCAGAACTTGGTACTAGCTTGACAATGTTCGCTGGCTACGGCTTTGACGATGGTTCCGATGGGACTAGCTTCGGGGGCAACATCTTCATCGGTTCGGGACAGAGTTACGGAGTGGCTGATGCCGGATCATTCCAATTTGCCGGCGGCAACGCGTCGAACGGTGACGGAGGCTCTCAGGAATTTCTCGCGGGGGCAAGCTCTGGATCAGGCAATGGCGGCCATATTCTGCTCCAATCAGGATCGGCCAACACCGGGTCGGCTGGGGATATCATTTTATCCCTCAGTTCAAACGCGAGCGATGTTCCCGGCAATCTCGTCATTCCATTCCTGGAAACGTCAGACCCCTCCACGCAAAGCGCTCTCTTCAACGACAACGGTGTGCTCACCTTCAGCGGATTTGGAGGCGCTTATATCGCTGACGCCTATATCCGCATGGCCCAGGTTTCGCCGACCACAGGATCAACAGCGCCCAGCACTTTTGGCTTGGCGGGAACAAACGCCACGTCAACCACAGTTGGGTCTACATCCACCAGCGTCACCACGCGGCAGATTAGAACCAATTGGGCAACGGCAGCATCGGCCGGATCTGCTTCTGGCTGGTTCACCACGACACGTAATATTTACGTTTCCAGCGTAGCTGGCCAGGGCGGCGCCTGGTCAAGTTCCATTGGCGCACTCGGCACCAATACGACAGGCCACCAAGCATTCTTCGGACTCGTCTCGACAGCAGCACTTCTAGGCGGTGACCCATCTGCACAAACCAATTGCATCGGTGTCGGCTTCGATGCGGCCGATCTTAGCTCTGGCAACTGGTGGATCATGCATAACGATGGATCGGGCACATGCACGCGGGTCGATACCGGATTGGCCAGGGGCGTTGATGCCGGAATTAAGCTCGATCTGCAAAACCTGATCGGCACGCTGAACTGGAATGTGACGGTGACCGATATCAACAGCGGCACCGTCTTCACCTATCAGGCAACCAGCAATGCGCCTGTGACAGCGACTGAATTGGGGTTTGAGATCATGTGCCGGACAGGCGCGCTCACTTCGGCCTGCAATATCCGGTTACTCAACCATGTCCAGAAATGGAGGATAAATTGAACCTCGATGTATTCAGAGCTCTTTTCACTGCTGATGAATGGCAAGCCATCATCAATAACGTTTGGGGCGGCAACGTGTTCATGTCGTTCATCTACGACAGCATCTATCTGCAGAAGCGCTTATGCGATCACGATGATTACGCCGCCTTCATGGACACGCTGGAGATCAATAGCATCATCGATTCAACCCGCAAGGCGACGTTGCTGCTTCAGCAGCCACCTATTGCCAGCTAGTTAAAGGTTAACCACCGCACGCGGCGGTTCCGCGAGAAGCAACAGCAACAGCACGAATGGAGAATGACATGAGTGGTATTCTAACTTCCCTACATGGCCGTATCGTCGGCATGGACAACCAGCATCGCGTCCTGGCGCTCAACGGCTTCATCGCCGGCAATGAAGGCAGCCAGCGGCACGAGGCGTCGCCCCTGGTGAGCGCCGATTGGGACGACTTCCTCGGCGATACGCTCGATGCCCGGTGGGACGCCAAGACCGGTTCGGATGGCGGCGTTGTAACTCCGACCATCAACGTCCAGCGCTCCGGTGTGGTTCGCTCGACGACGGGTGCGGGCGCGACCACCACCATGGCGGTCAACGGCGTGCAGCTTCAGGGCAGCCTGAACTGGTATGCGCCGGCACAGTTCCAGGGCGAATGCACGGCCTTGGAATGCCGCATCAAGCTCTCGGCCATCACCAATATCGCCGTTTTCATCGGCTTCACCGATCAGACGGCAGCGCTGGAAATGCCGATCAACGGATCCGGGACAGCCGATGGCTTCACGACCACGGCGACCGATGCGGTCGGCTTTGTCTTTGACACGGCGATGACCACCAAGAACTGGTGGGGCATGGGTGTTGCCAATGACGTTGACAGCACCGGGCAGAACTTCGGCGTCGCTCCGGTGGCAGCGACCTTCGAGACGCTGCGTGTCGAGCTTTACAGCGATAACACCACGACCGGCAGCTATGCGAAGTTCTATCGCAATGGTGTGCCGATCGCTGCGGCAACGCCGGCCAGCAACAACTCGGCGCTGATGGCGGGACCGCGGAACAGCGTGGCCTTGACGCCAGTGATTGCGGCGTTCACCCGATCGGCCGCGTCGGCCACGGTTGATCTCGACTACCTGCATATCAAGCAGGTTCGCTAAGGATGTTCGACCTGGACCTCTTTCGCACCACGTTGGCTACGGACCTTGCGCCGAAGGGCGTCAGCGTTACCAGCGTCGCGGTGTCGGATGTGGTCCAGGTCGAAGTCTCCTGGTCGATCGGCGAGGCGGTGCTGACCGATACCCAGGAGCGCCCGCTGCCGGATGATGGCGGCGAAGTGGATCTGGCCACCACCTGGGCGCAGGTGCTGGGATGACCGATCTGCTCAAGGATATCCTGGCGACACTGACCAAGCTGCCGCCTGACAAGATGGCGGAGGTCAGCAAGCAGGCGATTGAAGCCACCAAGCATATGAAGTTCATCCCTAACCCAGGACCGCAGACAGATGCATATCTGTCACGCGCCGATATCCTGCTCTATGGGGGAGCCGCTGGCGGCGGCAAGACCGGGCTTATGGTTGGCCTGGCGCTGAATGATCATGAGCGCTCGCTCATCATGCGCCGCCATTACACCGATCTGAATGGCATCTGTGACCAGCTCATCAAGTTTGCCGGCGCGCGAGACGGCTTCTCTGGAGGTTCTCGCCCGAAGATGAGGATCGGCGACAAGAAGCTGATCGAGTTCGGCGCGGCCAAGGAGGAAGGCTCAGTCGATGGCTGGCAAGGCCAGGAGCACGACCTGCTTTGCTTCGATGAGGCGTGCCAGTTCCTTGAGGCGCATATCCGATTCCTGATGACCTGGAACCGATCGATTACCAAGAAGCAGCGCTGCCGTACCATCCTGGCCAGCAACCCACCGGTCAATTCCCAGGGCCAATGGATCATCAGCATGTTTCGACCCTGGCTCGACATCACCTATAGCAAGCCAGCCAAGCATGGCGAACTGCGTTGGTTCGTGACAGATCCGGACGACCGCGATTTCGAGGTTCCGGGACCGGAGCCATACCAGTTCCCTGGCGAGGAAAAGCCAGTCATTCCCAAATCGAGGACGTTCATCCAGGCCAAGGTGAGCGATAACCCTTATCTCGTCGGCACCAGCTATGAGGCGACGCTTGACGGCCTCCGCGGCGAAATGCGCTCGGCGATGCGGGACGGCAACTTCATGGCCGCCCGCAAAGACGCGCCGGACCAGTTGATCCCGACTGACTGGATCAGGCAGGCCATGGAGCGCTGGACGCCACGGCCGCCCGAGGAAACGCCGATGTGCAGCATGGGCGTCGATATCGCCCAGGGCGGAGAGGATACGACCACGATCACCTGGCGCCATGATTGGTGGTTTGCGCCGTTCGTTCAGGTCCCAGGCAAGGAAACCCCCTATGGAACAGACGTTGCCGCCCTGGTGGTCAAGCATCGCCGCGATGGTGCTGTTGTTGTGCTTGATATGGGTGGTGGCTACGGCGGCGGTCCTCGTGACCATCTTGAGGGCAACGGCATCGATGTCATCCCCTATAAAGGCGCCGAAGGAACCACGCGCCGCACCGAGGATAAAAGCTACGGCTTCACGAATACGCGGGCGATGGCCTATTGGCGGATGCGGGAAGCGCTGAATCCGGACCAGCCCGGCGGCTCCCCGGTGGCGCTGCCGAACGATCCCGAGCTGATGGCGGAACTGACGATCGTCTCATTCGAGATCCTGGCGCGCGGGATCAAGATCACCACCAAAGAGGATGTCATTGATCTGCTGGGACGCTCGCCAGATAAGGCTGATTCTGTTATCATGTGCTGGCATGGTGGACCGCGTGGATATGTCGATATGCGCGAGTGGTCTCAGCATCAGGGGGGCGGTCGCCGGGGGCGGTCCAGACAACCACAAGCAGTTATGAGCGGCCCACGCATTGCGCGGCAGCCGATGGCGAATATGCGAGGGAAATGATGGGCGGCATCAAGAAGGCATTCAAGGCGATCACCGGGTCGAAGCCGAAGAAAAAGTCCGAGCCGGCGCCAGTAGCGGCAAAGCCAACCAGCACACAGCCGTCTAACCTTGCGGCGCAGGATCAGGCCAGCTTGCAGGCGGCATTGGATGAGCAGAAGAAACGCCGGCTGGGGACGGTCTTGCAAGACGCAACCGGCGGTCAACCGGATCAGTTGGGATAGGAGGCTCAGGTGAGCGGCATCAAGAAGACATTCTGGAACTTTACCGATCCGCTCAATTTGCGGAAGTTCGTCATGCCGAAGGCGAAGAAGCAAAAGGCAGCGCCAGCGACCACGGCGCAGCTTCAGCCGACCATGGATCAGGCGAGCGCCCAGGCAGCACTCGACGAGCAGACCAGGCGCCGGCTGGCGAACTCGGCCCGCGTCGGCACGGTGCTGGATGACGGCACGTCGAACACAGATACCGATCAGTTGGGGTGAGCCATGGCAAGCCTGTTTGCGAAAAAGACCAAGACGCCAAAGGTAACGGCATCGCCGGTTATGCCAGTACCTGACGATACTCAGGTCCAGGCGGCAGAACAGGAGGCGGTGCGCAAGCGTACAGCCAGCCAGGGGCGGATGAGCACGATCCTGACCGACGCAACCGGCGTAGACACATTGGGGTAATGAGATGGCTGCGGCGACACAGGCACAGGTAATCAGCGAGCGCGCGACCTCCAATTACGAGGATCGTCACAAGGCGATAGTGGCGCGGGCGCAGTGGCTGCTTTCTGCCAGAACCCCCTTGTTATCTTACTGGCAAGATATCGCTGAAAATTTTTATGCTGTCAGAAGCGACTTCACCATCACGCGCTATATCGGCGATGAGTTCGCCTATAACCAGACCACGAGCTATCCCAGCCTCGTCATGCGCGACTTGCAGGATCAGATCGGCGAGGGCGCCAGGCCGACCGGCCAGGATTGGTTTGAGGTAGCGACCAATCGGGATGACCGGCAGATCGATAATGCCGCCAAGAAGTGGTTGGAGATGGCGACCCGGACCCAGCGCCGGGCGATGCAGGATGAAAAGGCGCAGTTCAGCCGGGCGACCAAGGAAGCCGATGGCGATTACGCCGCGTTCGGGCAGGCCAGCCTTTCTGTCGAGATCAATCTCAAGGATAACGCGCTGCTCTATCGTGCCTGGCATCTGCGGGACATGGCATGGGCCGAGACGGCAACCGGCGTGGTCGGCATGCGCTGCCGGCAATGGGAGCCGACTTACCAGGAGATGATGCAGTATTTCCCGAAGGATAAGCTGCACCCCGAGATCATCCAGAAAGCCACGATGGACAATGGCCGGCAGGCGTATCAGTGCGGCAAGCTCATTCATATCATCTGCCCAGCCGATGACTATGATGGCCCTTATGTCCGTAAGGGGCGCCCGTGGATCGAGTATTGGATCGACTTGCAAAACCAGTGGGTGATCATCGAGACGGCGCGGATCACGCCCTATTACATCATCCCACGCTGGCAGCGCGTCACAGGCTGGCGCTATGGCACGCAATACGCCTGCTCCCCCGCCGTGGTGTGTGGATTGCCGGATGCGCGAGTCTTGCAAGCCATGGCCTATACGATGCTGCGTGCTGGCGAGAAAGCGGTTGATCCGCCGCTGGTGGCCGTGGAGCAAGCGGTGCGCTCCGATATCGCCGTCTATCCCGGCGCGATCACTTATGTCGATGCGGATTATGACGAACGCTTGGGCGATGCGTTGCGCCCGATGACGATCGATAGCCGCGGTCTTGCTTTCGGCAATCAGTTCATTTCCGATATCCGGTCTATGCTATCCAAGGGCTTCTATGCCGACAAGCTGACGCTGCCACCGATCGGTCCCGATATGACGGCGACCGAGGTACGGGCACGGGTGCAGGAATACGTGCGCAATGCGATCGCACTCTTTACGCCGATCAATGAGGACTATAACCAACCGATGTGCAGCCAGACCTTTGACTTGCTGATGGCGGTCAAGGCGTTCGGCTCGCCTCAGGCGATTCCTGACAGCCTGCAGGGTGCCGATATCAAGTTCAGCTTCACTAATCCGCTGGTCGAGGCCAAGAAGCAGATCAAGGCGCAGATCTTCGTCCAGGGCAAGCAGTTGATTGATATCGGCGCCACCATGGACCCGGCATTGTCCGGCATTGCCGACGCCGAGGTGGCGCTCCGCGATGCGCTGGACGGCATCGACTTCCCGGCTGACTGGCTCAAGGATGAGGATCAGGTCGATAGCCTGCGCCAGAGCCAGCAGCAGATGGATGCGCTCAAGCAGACACTGACAGCAGCGGCTGGCGCTGGCCAGGCGGCACAGCAGGTCGGCCAGGGTGCCGCGGCACTGGGGCCTGTCGCGGAGGCATTGGGGCAATGAGCGACGAGGAACTGGATAGCCTTCAACTGTTCGATAAGACCGAATGGTGGGATATCTGCCGTGTCTGCTGTCCGCATGTCACGCGTGAGGAATTTGAGGAGATGTGGCAAGGCTTCGAGATGGGTCTCGCCGAGCGCCTGAAGACAAGGACGATCCACTGATGGCGAAGAAACCAGATCCCGCGACCGATGTGCATTTCATTCCGACGCCGGCCGTGCATGTGACGGCGGGGGTCAAGGCCATGGCGGCGGGAACCGCCAGCGAGCACCAACAGCGTGAAGTGCTGGCATGGCTCATCAGTGCCTGCGGTACCTATGACCAGACTTGGCGACCCGGACCGGAGGGCGTGCGTCTATCGGATTTTGCATCCGGCAAGCGCGCGATCGGCCTGGCTATCGTCCGGGAGCTGAACCGAGTTTTAAATCGAGAACCTATCCAACCACCGTTAAAAGGAGAAAATACGCATGGTTGATGCTGCACCCGCACCGGCTCCGTCGGACCAGACGGCCACCCCGGCGCCTGTGGATGTGACACCAGCGGACCCGGCACCGGCACCAGCGCCGTCACCCGTTGCCATTCCGACCGCGCTCTCTGGCGAGCCATCCGCCACGCCGCCTGTCACCACTTGGCCGGATGATTGGCGCGAGAAGCTGGCGCTTGATTTTCCGGAGGGCGATGAGCGCAACAAGACGCTCACCATGTTGCAGCGCCTGAACGATCCAACCGCCCTTGCCAAGAAAATCCGCGAGCAGGACAAGCTGATCAGTTCGGGCGCGCACCGGAAAGCACCCGGCGCCGATGCGACGCCGGAACAGTTGGCGGCATACCGGGCCGAGATCGGCGTTCCCAATGAGCCGAAGGGCTACCTGGATAAGCTGCCAGAGGGGCTGGTGATCGGTGACGATGACGCGCCGCTGGTCGATCTGTTCCTCAACAAGATGCATGCTGAGAATGCGCCGCCGGCCCATGTCAACGCAGCGCTTGCTGCATACTATGAACTTCAAGAGGTGGCGCAGGAGAATTTCATCACCGAGCAGACCGCCAACAAGGAGCGCGTCGTTGACTCGCTGCGTGGCAAGTGGGGCAGCGATTACCGGGCCAATATGAACGGGATCAAGAATATCTCGGATGGCTTCTTCGGCGAGGCAAGCTCCTTGTTCCAGGAGGCGATGCTGCCGGATGGGACACCGCTGATGAATCACCAGGGCATTCTCGAAGGGCTATCGGCCCTGGCGCGGGAACTCAACCCTGGCGCTGCGATCATTCCGGCCGGCGGCGGCAACGTCCAGCAGGGCGTTGATGCGGAGATTGCCAAGATCGAGGAGAGCATGAACGCACCGGGCGGCTATGAGAAGCATATGCGCTCACCTGGGCAGCAACAGCGCTATACCCAGCTGATCGAGGCGCGCGAGAAGTACAAGGCGAGGGGGATGTGATGGCAAAGAACTGGATCTCAGGCGCGATCAAGCATCCAGGCGCGCTACGCAAGGAGCTCGGCGCCAAGGAAGGCGAGCCGATCCCAGCCAATAAGCTCGCCAAGGCGGCGGCAAAAGGCGGCGTGACCGGCCGCCGGGCGCGGCTTGCGGAGACTTTGCGCCGGATTGGTAAGGTCAGCTCGAGTTAGCTTCCTCCCAGAAGCTCCCCTGGGGCGGCCTTGTGCCGCCTCTTTTTTGCGCGCCATTATGCTGCACTGCTTGCAAAAGTGAACCGCTTGCGATAAGATTTCGCTTGACCTGCATATGGTGCCTGATGGGTACCGGCAGTTCTAAACCTACCAGCTTCGCGGCTCCAGCCGCTGAAGGATCGGCCCGGTTCGCCGGCACCCCGAGAGCGCAGCCAGGACACCCCGTCGATGCGGTGTATAACCGTTTTGATGGAGAACCCAAATGGCTGCAACAGCCTTTCAGATCCAGTATAGGCAAGAGTTCATAGCGGGCTTCGAGCAGCACCGTTCCTTGATGGGCAACAGCGTCACCAATGAAGCTGTTATCAAGGGCAATCAGGCGACCTTCCTGGTGGCCGACTCGGGCGGTGCAACCGCCGTTACCCGCGGCGTCAACGGCCTGATCCCGGCCCGTAACGACAACCTCAACCAGCCCACCGCCACCCTGCAGGAATGGCATGACCTTCCGCGCCGGACTGGCTTCAACATCTTTGCCAGCCAGGGCGATGGCAAGCGCATCATGCAGATGACCAGCATGGGCGTGATCAACCGTAAGATCGACCAGGATATCATCGGCGAACTCAGCAACGGGACCAATGATACCGGCGCTTCCAAGACGATGAGCCTCAATCTGGCGACCTATGCCTTGACCGGCCTGCAGAACAACCAGGTGCCGATGGATGGCAACATCTGGGTGGCGATCACCCCAGCCGCTCTGGCGTTCCTGCTCCAGACCAAGGAATTCGCCAATGCCGATTATGTCTCCATGCGGCCGCTGGACGGCACCAATACCTCATGGAAAGACGAAATCGGCTTCTATAGCTGGATGAACATGAAGTGGTATGTGCATCCCCAGCTCCCGGGCTTCGGCACCAATGCCGCCAAATGCTTCATGTATCACAGCTCGGCGATTGGCCACGCGACCGACATCGCGAATGTCCAGACCTTCGTCGGCTATGACGAGGAGCAGGATTATTCGTATTGCCGTACCTCGGTCTATATGGGGTCCAAGCTGTTGCAGAACGCTGGCGTGGTCGTGATCAACCACGATGACGGCTCGTTCGTGCTGCAGTAATCGAGAGGATAGGAGATAGATCATGGCTTATTCGACTTCGAATCCTCCGGCGCTTCTGACGCAAACCATCGGGGACACGGCACCGGCTATCTGGACTTATGCCAGCGCTGATTCATATGCGACGGTTGCCGGTGCTGGCTACTTCACCAATGGCGGACAGCTCGGCATGAAACTTGGCGACCTCGTATTCGTCTTCGTGACGGGCGGCGCGGTGAGTTCCGGTAAGGTTATCACCGTGAGTGCGACAGCCCCGGGCGCGGCGACCATCAGCAGCACCGGGTCAACCATTGGGTCAGCCACCTAATTACGGTGGGGTTCGCCCCAACCCATGCTACACTGAGGCGGGGCTTCGGCCTCGCCTCTTTAACCTCTCTAGGAGACCTCAATGCCTGATGTGAAGAAACCCGTTTCCTTACAGGCGACGCGCTTCAAACTGGCAGAATTTGACCGCAATGTGTGGTCGGTGGAACTGGAAGCCGGCGTCGAGTTCAAGGCTTGCGCCGATACCGGATTTTGGGCGCATTGCGCGGCCAAGCTGAAACGTGGCGACCGGATCGAAGTCACGCCGGACAATCTGACCTGGTATGGCGAGTTGATCGTCGTCGATAGCGGCACCAATTGGACCAAGACACAGCCGCTGCGCTATGTCGAACTGGAAGAAACCCAGCTCGGCGAAGTCATGCTGGACGGTGGCCGGTATAAGATCGAGTTCGCCGGCAAGACCACCAAGCATCGCGTTGTCGATACCACCACCAAGAAGGTGATCAAGGAAGGCTTCAGGACGCAGGTTGAAGCGCAGATCTGGTTTAACGACTGGATCAGGCAGCAACAGACGGCCAAGGCCAGCTAATTCACCGCGCGCCGGGCGCGGTAAATCCCGGCCACATTTCTGGGGGTTGCCTTGTCGATCGATCAACTTGGCTTGTATAATCGAGCGCTGTTTCTGACCGGCTGCAGGCTTCTAGCCACCCTCGATGACGACGTAGAAGATCGCTATATCCTGGATCAGATCTGGGACCTGGGCATCCGCGACAGGTGCCTGGAGAACGGCTTTTGGCATCATGCCATGCGGACCGTGGCGCTGACCTATAGCCCGTCCGTGACCAGCAGCTTTGGCTATACCTATGCCTTTGATAAGCCGCTCGATCTGGTGCGGATCGCCGGCATCTGGCAAGACCAGTATATGCAAATGCCGCTCCTGATGTATCAGGACGATATCGCCTATTGGTGGTGCGATCTCCAGACCATCTATATCCGCTATATCTCGAACGATCAGACAGCCGGCTATGACCTGTCGCGCTGGCCGCAGTCGTTCATCGAGTATTTCGCTCACGAGATGGCGGTTGCGGCGCTGCCGAGGCTCAAGGACAGCACGACGGAAACCGATTGGCTGAAGAAGCAGCGTGACAAGGCGTTGCTTACGGCCAAGTCTAAAGATGCCATGAAGGAGACGCCGACATTCCTGCCGGAAACGTCCTGGAACATGGCGCGGCGGCGCAATAGCCCGCTACGCCGGCCGCCGTATCGGTGATTAGGTATGGCCAAGGCTCTTTCTAAATCCACGACGCAGATGTCTATCTTCACAGATAGGCGTTTCAACGGCTGCTTCAACTGTCCACGGGGAGATGTTGCGCACCAATCGGCTACGTATAACTTCTTTGCCGAGTCCGGAGAGGCGTCCGAGTTGCGCTACTGTGTAAGTCTTGCCGCGATACTCAAACAAAAGGTTTGTGCTGCGGTTGTTTGCCTGCTCAGTTTTGGTAGCCCAACGGCAGTTATCCTTATGGTAGCCTCTCTTGTTATCTTCACGATCAATGCTATGAGCAGGGGTTGGCTTCTCTCCCATATCAGCCAAGAAGCATTCGAAAGCACTAATTCCGTTTTCGCCATAACGCCAACGATCACATACGGTGATTCCATTGCCGTGATAATGTTCGTAGTTTTTGGACTTCGGATTGCAACAGCGTGCAAGCATATTTTTCCAAGTAGAATATGTAGTAGATGCTTTGCCGTTGTTCTTTGCGGCTTTTGTATGACCATGGGTGCCACGAAGACACCCGCAATTAATGGTCAGTCCAGCGGACAGCGTAGATCCCAAGCAAATCTTTTCTGTGCCGCAAACGCATCGGCACAGCCACCGCGTCGTTTTGGCGCTCTTCATCTCGTGGATTCCGTCGAATTGAATGACAGTCCACGAGCTAAAAGTCATGCCGGTAAGATCTTTTTGTCGGGAAGACAGCATGTTTCTCTCCTTAAGTGTCTAATTGGATTAAGGGCATAAAATGGGGAGAGAAACAAGAGCCCTATACGGCTGGAACCGTGGACTTTTGTCCAAGCTCGCCCTGGCGCGCATCGATTTGTCACGTTATGCCTTTGCGACGCGCATTCAACGCAACTGGATGCCGCGCGTCCTAGGTTCGATGATGTTGCGGCCGGGGCTGTGGTTTCGCGGCAGCACGCGCAATAACTCGCGAGCGCTGCAGATCCCGTTTGTCTTCTCGACCACCGACACTGCCCTGTTGGAAATGACCGACCATACCATGCGCGTGCGGGTGGGTGACGAACTGATCAGCCGCCCGGTGGTATCGACACAGATTGTCGATGGGGGATTTACAAGTGAAATATCACCCTGGGCCAGCGTAGCTTGGTCTAATTTCGTGGCAGCATCGACAGCAATGGCGCTTTCTGCCGATGGTTCTGTCGTTGTTCAGGCGTTTTCGACAGGCCAGAGTGTAGCTGCATTTGCCGTTACGCCCAGCTCTGTGACTTCAATCACTGCGCCGACTGGCGTTGCTACATTCAGCGCGCCAGATATGGCCTTTTCACCAGATGGAACACTGCTGGCGATTGCTGATCTGACCAGTGGCCTATTGCTTTATTCAGTAACCGGATCTGGCCTGACGGCTGCCTTCACGGCAATCGCGGCGCCGACCATTTCTGACTGTCGCTGTGTGGCTTGGTCGCCAGATAGCGCCACGCTGGCGGTGGCCGATAGCAATTCGCAGGTTACGCTCTACGCCAGATCAGGGACGACATTCTCGCTATTACCGTCTATCACGCAGCCAACTGCTGCAACCCCTGGTACAAACGGAGCGCTGAAATATTCTCCTGACGGCACGCTTCTGGCGCTGGCAACGCAGAGCACGCCATTCATCCATATCTGGAACAATATAGCCGGCATCTATCTTAAGCTTAGTAATCCCGGCACGTTGCCGGCCGGCGCCGCCTTCTGCGCTAGCTTTGCGTTCGACAGTTCATTTCTGGCTGTTGCTCATACGACAACCCCATTCGTAACGATCTATAGTATCTCCAACCTGGTGTTCACCAAAGTTACCAATCCAGCCACATTGCCACCAGGCAACAGCACATCGGTCGCCTTTGACCTGATTGGAAAATATCTAGCAGTGGGGAGTGGGACGACGCCGTTCATTGCTAACTACAGCTACTCGGGAACGACATTCACGAGGATCACTAGCCCCAGCACATTACCATCTGGTGCCGCGACATCTATCCAGTGGTCTCCAGGTGACAATACCCAGATCGTGGGGACTCCGGCTAATCCATCCCTAATGGCCTACAAGATTGGCAATTGGATGGATCTCGATGGACCGGGAGCTGCCAGCACGTTCTTTAGCACAGGCGGCCTGCAGCTCGTCGGCACGATCTATAGTTCGGCGCGGCGCGTCCAGGCGGTCATGGTCAACTCGGCCGACCGGACGCAGGTCAACGCTATCGTTGTGACGGTGGTGCAGGGTGTCGTCACGATCAAGATCGGATCGGCATTCAATACGGCTGATCTGATCCCCGAGACGACGCTGGGACCTGGCGTGCATAACCTAGCCTTCACACCGACAGCCGGCGTTTTTTATATCGATGTGTCGGCAACGACCCAGTATTCCACCATCATTTCCTCGATCCAGATGAGCGCTGCGGGGACGCTGGAAGTCTCGACCATCTGGGCCGAGAGTGATCTGCCTTTCCTGCGCTGGACGCAATCGGCTGACGTTGTTTTTGTAGCTTGTCAGGGCAAGCAACAGCAGCGGATCGAACGTCGCAATAACGGTTCTTGGTCGGTGGTAGATTATCTGGCCAATGACGGACCTTTCCGAAATCTGTCTTCAAACGGCATCCTGATGACACCAGGATCGTTGACCGGCGACACGACACTGATTTCGAGCCGGCCATTCTTCAATGCCGGGCATCTTGGCGCGATCTTTCAGTTGACCTCGATCGGCCAGACGGTGGCGACCTCGTTTACCGGCGATAACCAATTCTCCAATCCGATCAGGATTACCGGAGTCGGCGCCACGCGTTCGTTCTCTGTTATCCGGTCGAACACCTGGGTTGCGACGCTGACGTTGCAGCGATCGATCACCGATACCAATTCCTGGGCTGATTTCACCACCTATACGACCAATGGCACTTCGACCGTCGCGGATGGCCTGGATAACCAGATCGTCTTCTACCGGCTGGCAATCAAGAGCGGCAATTATACCAGCGGGCAAGCCGATACCATCCTCAGCTATGCCAGCGGCGGCTTGACCGGCGTTGGCCGCGTGACCTCATTCGTCAACAGCCAGTTGGTCAATATCTCGGTCCTGACGCCATTCGGCGCGACCACGGCGACCGAGAACTGGCGCGAAGGGGAATGGTCCGACTTCCGCGGCTGGCCGACTTCGGTCACGATCTATGAAGGCCGGATGGTTTTTGCCGGCAAGGATGAGATCAATCTCAGCGTGTCGGATGCCTATACCAGCTTTGACGACAGCACGACCGGCGATAGTGGGCCGATTGACAGGACCATTGGCGAAGGGCCAGTGGATACCATCAACTGGCTGTTGCCGTTGCAGCGCCTGGTGATCGGTGGACAGGGATCGGAGAAGTCCTGCCGCTCGTCATCGTTCGATGAGATTCTAACCCCGTCAAATTTCAATATGAAGGATGCCAGCACGCAGGGATCGGCGGCGGTCGCAGCGGTTAAGATCGATAGCTTTGGTGTTTTTGTCCAGAAATCTGACACGTCGATCTTCCAGATCCTGCTCGATACCACCTCGGTGAGTGGTGACTATACCTCTCAGCAATTGAACCAACTCATCCCCGAAGTGCTTGATCCTGGCGTGGTGCGCCTCGATGTCCAGCGCCAACCCGATACCCGTATCCATGCCGTGCTCAATGATGGGACGGCGGCTGTCCTGGTATTCGATGCCACCGAGAATGTCACCTGCTGGATCACGGTCGATGGCGGCGAGGGTGCGATTGAGGATGTTTGCGTTCTGCCCGGTGTGATCGAGGATACGGTCTATTACACCATTCGCCGCACGGTGATGGGTGAGACGGTGCGCTATCTGGAACGCTGGTCGCTGGAGAAGGAGAATATCGGCGGCACGCTCAACAAGAACATGGACGCTCATATAATTTATCAGGGCGACCCCGTAACCACGGTGACCGGACTCGACCATCTGGAAGGCGAAACAGTCGTCGCCTGGGGCGATGGCAAAGATTTGGGCCTTGACCCGGCTGCACCCTATAAGGACAGCGCCGGATTTCTAGTGACGGGCGGCCAGATCACCATCCCGGTTGCCTGTTCCAATGTCGTCGCCGGCTTGCCCTATGACGCCGAGGCAGAGACTGCCAAGCTCGCCTGGGCGGCGCAAGGTGGGTCACCGCTGAATCGGCGCAAGCGGGCGGTGCGCGTTGGCTTCGTCATGAACGATACCCATGCCCAGGGCTTGCGCTATGGCACTACACTGGATCTGACCGGTCCACAGGCGATGCGCTCGCTTCCCAGGCAGGAAGGCAGCAAGACGATCGATCCAAACACGGTCTGGGACGAATACGATTTTGACCCGGAGACGCTGAACTCCACCTGGAGCACCGATAACCGGCTGTGCCTGCGGGCGCGCTCGCCCCGTCCGGTGACGATCCTGGGGGCAACCGTGGATCTTGACGTTAATGGCTAAGGTAACGATCAGGCCAACCTCAGCCGGCGACCTTCGCGCCTTCTACGGCGAGATACCGTCCACCATCCGGGGCCTGTCCGTGGTCGAGGATGGCACGGTCAAGGGCTTGGTCGGCTTGGCGTATTGTGGCAAATCAGTGCAGGCATTCTCGGATATGAAGCCCGAGTTTCGCTCGAATAAAAAAGGGATCGCTATAGCAATTAGGGCAATGATGCAGTTGCTGAAATCTGTTAAATTTCCAGTTGTCGCGCTGGCCGATGAGCAATATCCGGGATCGGCGGCACTGTTAAGGAAATGCGGATTTGAGCATATGAGCGACAGCCCACAAGGAGAGGTGTACGTATGGCGGTCGCAATCCCATTCATAATGTTGGGGATCACGGCCCTGAGCGCTGGAGCCAGCGCCAAGGCCGGCTCCGACAGCGCCAAGGCGCAAAAGGCTGACGCCAAGTACCAGGCGCAGCAGTTGAACAAGGCCGCGATCAGCTCGGTGGCGACGGGCCAACGTGCCGGGACTGAGGAACGCAAGCAGGCCGGTCTGGCGGTCAGCCGGGCAACGGCTTTAGCCGCCGGCAGTGGGGCCGGAGCGACCGATCCGACCGTGACCAATATCCTTGGCAACCTGGCCGGCGAAGGTGAGTACAACGCGCTGGCCGATCTCTTCAACGCCAGATCTCAGGCGCAGGACTATACTGACAGTGCGGCGGCGCTGAAAGCCGGCGTCTCGGCGAGTGCGGCGGCGACCAAGGCGGCTGGGCTGATGCAGGGCGTTGGCACGGCGGCGCAGGGCGCCTCGTCGTTCTTCAGCAAATATGGCGAAAGCGATTATGGGGCAACGTCTGGCATGACCCAGACCGATCTCTATGGCCTCGGTGATGCGACTGGTGCCGGAATGGCAAGTGGTGGATTTGCGGGGGCTGCGGGCTGATGCCGACATTACCGACGACCTTGGGGCCACTGAACATCCCGCGCGCGGCCAATGGCATTCCTCGCGTAGATACGGCATCGGCTGTAGGGATCAGGGCACAGGGCACGCAAGCGCTGTTGCAGGGTCTTTCGAACGCGGCCGGCACAGCGCAACAGGCGGTCGATACCAATGATCTCGCCAATGCTCAATCCCAGTTCCTGCAGGCCAAGGTTCAGCAGGACAACTCCTATCAGGATGATACCGACTGGGCGACCATCCCGGATCGCTATAACGCGGCGGTGGGACAGGCCCGGCAATCGGCGGCGGATCAGATCCGCAATCCGGTCGCCCGCAATCAGTTCCTGCGAGAGAGCCAACTCGATGTGATGCGCGGCGGGGCGCAAATCTCGCAGCTTGCTAAGTCCAAGGAAAGCGACCAGGGCCGGGCGGATCTGACAGTCAACCTCAATAATAACCTGCAATCCGCCAGCATGACGGCAGATACGGCGACGCGCGCCAAGCTGTTGCAGACCATGGGACAGCAGGTCGATGCCGCTGTTCTCAAGGGGTATGTAGATGCCGAGGGCGGGGCGCGGCTCAAGGTCGATTACGGCAATAAGTACATCGCCCAGCGCCAGCGCCAGCTCGGCGTTGAATTGGGATCGAAGCTGGATACCATCATCGGCAATGCCTCGGCCAACCCGGACATGAACGCCAACGTCAAGGCGATCGATGACGCAGCGGCGCAGTATCAAGGCTCACTGCCGCCGGAAGATCTGACAACCATGGTGACGAAGGCCAAGAATCAGGCGTTCGAGAATGCGCTCGGCAGCGATAACCTGTCGGTCTCGCGCGGGTTTCAGATTCTCAATGGCAAGCAACAGCTTGACGCGGTGCCGCGCCAGATGGATCCGACGCCGCAATTGATGGACAGCGTTGTGTCGCGCGGCGAGTTCGGGCGCACGGGAGATAGAAACCCGGCGAGTGGGGCATTGGGCAAATATCAGCTCATGCCAGCCGTGGCACGCGTCCTGGCCGAGCGTCGGGGCATCCCCTATGACGAGCATGCCCTGCAATATGTTGATTCCTATGGCGCGACCCTCGCCGGCGACCTGATGAAAGAGCTACTGACGCGCTATCAGGGCGACGTGACCATGGCGGTAGCCGCCTATAACGCCAATCCCAGCGCCGTTGATGATTGGGCGCGGCAGTTCGGCGATCCGCGCAAGGGTGAGACCACCGACGCGGAATGGGCGGCGGCGATCCCCTATGACGAGACGCGGGAATATGTGCGGCGCGTGGTGCCGCCGCTGGCGCAGCGGGTAGGGGTAGCCGGGACGCAGGTCACCGACAATCCAGTCTTGAACGCTGCCGTGAAGCAATACCCTCGATTAGCAAAGTATGCCCAAAACACAGTTCTAGTTGAAAAACCAAATCCGACTGGCGACGATCGCATGCTGGAAAGTTTCCCGCCATGGGAAAGCGAAAACCCCAATCCCGGCAAGCAGACAACCGAGCTTTATACGCAGGGAACCACTGAGCAAAAGGGGAATTTGGTTGCCGGTGATTTGCTGCATTATATCGGCGGTATCGATCAGCAGACGGGAAAACCGGTAGATCCACAGTTCCACGCCATGAAAGAGGAACTGATTAAGAGCTTGACGCCTGAACAGCTTAAGGGTGAACACGCATATTATGATCAGACGCGCGGCGCCTATGGCGACGACACGCGGACTTTCGATCAGTGGATGGAAAGCAGCCGTGGCGACGAACTGGTCATGGGATATCTGACGCCGGATCAGAACGATAGTTTTAAGCACTACTATTCGCCCCAGCAAAAGGGAATCCTGGGACGGATGAAAAGCTATATGCAACAGTCTGATGATAGCGATAGCGTTCAAGCAGTTGCCAACGTGACCGCACTCGGCGGCGATCCCGCCATGATGCCGCGCTATCAATCCATCATCGATGCCAAGCGCAACCGGCAGGATGCGCAGAATCAAGCGCAATGGGCGGCCCAAAACCAGAAGCTGGCGGACAGCTTTCCGGATCATATCGCCAGCATCGTTGCGACCGGCAAGGGAACGATCAACCTCAATGACTGGTCGCAGTCCTTGCCGCCTGAGAAGATGGCCGTCCTGCAACAGAAAGAGCAGGCTGCCTATACCTTGAACGGCGTGGTGCAGCCGATCGTCTCCGGCACGACACAGGAGGCTCAGGGTGCGCTCGCCAAGCTGGAACCGCAGGCTGGCGATCCGGATTACCAGACCAAGCAGGAAGCTTACAGCAAGGGGCTTGAACTGTTCGGCAAGCGCGTAGAGGGGCTGCAGAAAGACCCGGCCGCCTATGTCCAGCAGAACGATGCGGTGGCGGCAGATGCGGCGGCGGAACTGGACAGCCTGGACCTGAACGACCCCGAGCAGGCGACGCAGGCGCGCGTGGATGTGGATACGGTACGCCAGGCGCAGCGCCGCCTGGGTGTGCCGGATGACCAGATCAAGCCGCTGACCGAGGCCAAGGCCAGCCAGCTAGGGACAACGCTGATGACCGCCGAGCCTGACAAGGTGACAGCGACATTGGATAATGTCACCAGCACCTTTGGCGCCGATGGCTTGCGCCAGGTGCTGAGCGCCAAGGGGGTCAGCCCCAGCATGCGCTATATCGCCTATATGGATAACCCGGCCGATGCCGTGCTGCGGGCGCGCGCCGTCATCGCCGCGCAACAGCCGCATGACGATCTGGTCGCCGGGATGAAGGGCAAGCAGATCACCGAGGATCAGGTGCGGACCCAGGTCCAGTCGATCACCGATCCCGCCTTGGCTCAGCGTCCAGGCTGGGGGGCTTATGAGGATGGCATGGTCAATACGACCATGTATCTGGTGAACCAGGGCATGCCGCTGTCGCAGGCGGCGACCGCTGCCTATGCGCCATGGAAGCGCGGCTTTAACTTTCCCAGCAGCCAGACCTATAGCATTCCAGCGACTCTGGATGCCACCAAGGTTCAGAGCGGCCTCGATGGCGTGATCGCCAATCTGTCATCTTTCGATATCGATCCGAAAGGCGGCGGCCCGGCCGGACTTAGCCGGAACTGGACCAAGGAGCAGAGCGTTAAGGCCCTTCAGATGGGCCACGTTTGGACGAATCTGCCAGATGATAGCGGCGTTGTTCTCTCTTATGATCCTGGTGACGGCCAGCCCGGCGATCCCGTCATGCTGTCAGGAGGCAAGCGTCTCATTGTCAAATTTTCCGATGCGGAATCGGGCATCTATGGCCGCAACACGGTCGGCCACTACCCGCGCGCGGGCGGTCCACCGATCCCACCAACGCAGCCCGTGCGTCCCGGTGCGCCAGATATGGTGCCACCCGTAGCGCCCAGCCAGCCGGTAGCGCCCCAGGCTCCGATCGCGCCCACGCAGCCCCAGCGACCCAAGCCGCCCGTGCGGCCGGTGCCGCCCACTGCACCGGGTGTTAACTAATGGGCGTGACGCTGTTTGGTGATCAATCGCCAGCCAACCCCGTTTCCCAGGCGACCGGCTATCCTTATCTGTCTTCTGGCGTTGCAGCCGGCACAGCAGCCGATGAGGCATTGGCCGACAGTCCCACCGCCGAGGCGTTGCGGACCGCTGACCTGCAATCCTCGGCGCTTGGGCCGATCATTGCCGGCGGCCGCGGCGGCGTCCTGCGTGGACCCTCCGAGTCGCCTTTGCTGCAACCGGACGAAGCCAACCAACAATACGGGATCAAGGGAACGCTTTCATGGGACAAGCCGGTGCGGGCGGCGACGGCGAAGTTACAGAACCAGTTTGCTACCGAGCGCCTGCAGCGGGCGGATGTGCTGAGCCGGGCGACCTCTGGCGTGTTGCCGACCACGGCGCGGCTAGCCGCCAGCCTGGGCGCATCGGCACTGGATCCGCTCAATATTGCCGCTTCCTTCGTGCCGGTGGTCGGGGAAGCCCGCTTTGCAAGGCTCGGTCTCGTCGGCGCGCGTATCGCCCGTGGCGCCGTGGAAGGCGCCGCTGGGCAAGCGCTTATTGAGCCGATCGCGCTGCAGAATGCCAGCGCCGAAGACCGCGATTATGGCATGTGGGACAGCCTGTCCAACATCGCCATGGGTGCTGGCCTTGGGGCCATCCTGCACACGGGTGGCGGATTCCTGCATGACCGCCTGTTCGGCGTTCCTGAATTCACCCCGCCGCAGGACCATGCCACCGCCTTGTCCGGCGCTATCGCTGCGCTTTCAGAAGACAGGCCCATCCGCGTGGCGGAATACCTGCGCGCGATGGAGGCTAGCCGGCGTAGCGATCTCCTGAATACCACGGCGCTGACCAGCGAAGCGCCCCAGGTGCCACTGGAAGCAAGCCTCCAGGAGTTCGGCCCTCTCAACCAGGAGGCCGCCCGCCCAGGGCAGAGCGTATCCGTAGATCTACCTACACCCGGCGAGGCTGGCGGTCCCGCCGTCTATCCCGCTGATACCTTGGGCTTTGGCTCTGAAATCCGCCGCTTGCAAGATCAGGCCGCCCGCGAGGGACGCACCCTGGCTCTACGTAGATCTACGGATGAGACTAGGCTGGTCGAGCCGGCCGAGTTCGAGGTGGTTGACCAGTTCCCTGACGAGTTGACCGCGCGGGCCAATATCAACCGCATGCCGCCAGCGGAGCGGGAAGGGCTGCAGACCATTCCTTTCACCCGTGCCGATGGCAACCAGGGCACCGTGGTGGTGCGGGGCCTGAGCGACGGCCAGGCGGCGGTATTGCGCCAGCAGCCGGAACTGGTTGACCAGGCGCTGGCGCGGGGCGCTGGCGAAAGCGCGGTCACGGACTTGCCACAGGCGGCCGACACCACCGGGACCCGGTTTCAGTCAGCCTGGCAGGATGCCATGCGCTCCCAGCGCCAGAGCCATGAGGTACAGCCTGACCAGGCCGGCGCCCTGGCCGAGTGGAACCGGGAAGCGGCTGGCTATGACCGCTCGGTGGCATCCGTGCCAGATAGTTCTGAGGCTGAAAGCTATGCCGCCGCAACCGATGAAATCCTGCAAGCCACGCGCGAGCAGGGCTTGCTCCGGCCCGAGCATGAAGCTGTACTAGCGGCTGAAGATGAGAACATCCGTTCGGCCGAGGCCAGGGGACGCGGCTTTGCGCAGGCCGCTGCCTGCATTGCGAGGGCGTTATGAGAATGATCATCGCCGCCGTGGTGAGCGGCATCTACGCCCTGGGCACCACCTGGGGATTATTTTCCATTCCGGCTGCGGTTAACCTTGTTTCGTCATCGGATATCTTGCTACTCCTGTGGTATATTTTCACCATAGGTAGTTCTGGCGCGCTGTTCTGGGGGTTGGCGTTGTGGCCTACGAAAACTGTATAGCGGAGATCGTCAAGGCCAGCGGCGACGCTCTTTCAGCAGACGACGCCCAGCAGGCCCTGGACGATGCCGACTCGGCGATCGCCAAGCGCATGCGGCAGAATCCATTGGAGGACCGCGAGACGGCAGCCAGCGCTGTCGCCCGCGATCTTGCCACGGCCGAGAAGATCGCGGCGATTATCGAGAAGCGCCAGCGGGCAATCAATGTGCTGGCCAAGATCAAGATTGATGAAACGCTGAGCCGGAACGTTGGTTCCGAGCAGAAGACTATCAATGCCATCAATGTCGGTCGCACGGGCGGCGGCTGGGGCGTGGCGCGCTCGGTCGATGCCCAGGGCAAGTCCCTGGTGGCCAAGCTTGTCAGTCCCTATCTCCGCGCCCTTTCGGATAAGGGGCTGCTCAAGCTGTTCCGCGATCACGATTTTGAGGATTCGGTCGCCGCTGAAATCTGGCGCCTGACTGAGCCGGACAATCCCAATCTGCCACCGCTCGGGACCGCCCAGGCGCAAGAGGCGGCGCGGATCATCGCCCAGGCAACTGAGATGGGCCGGGTGATGCAGAACAAGGCCGGGGCCTGGATCGGCCGCATCCCCGGCTATGTCATGCGACAAGACCACGACATGATGAAAATCCGCTGGGCAGCGGGCCGTACCCTGGCCGATCGCTCGCCGACAGCGGTCTATGACTGGGAGCGCAATTTCCAGAAGTGGAGCCAGGACTTCCTGCGCCTGGTCGATCACGACAAGACTTTTGACAACCCCGGCGATCCCAAGGCCATCCGCGCCTATCTGGAATACGTCTTTAATGCGCTCGCCAGCGGCAAGCACACCGCCGAGCGCGGCGCCGATGATTTCTTGATGGGCTTCAAGGGACCGGCCAACCGCGCCAAGAAGGCCAGCGCCCATCGCTCGATCCATTTCAAAGGGCCGGCCGAGATGATGGAATACCATCGGCTCTATGGCCACGGCACGATGCTGGAAAGCGTCACCCATGGCCTGGAGCGGGCGGCCAAGAACACGGCGCTGATGCGGACCTGGGGTACCAATCCAGAGGCGATGTTCGATAAAACCCTGTCTGATACCATGGAGAAGGCCCGCGACCGGGGTGATTTCAAGGCGACTGACAAGCTGTCCGGCTCCTGGTCCAAGGCGCTGTTCAAGCAGGTCAACGGCACCGCCAATGTCGGCGGCAATCCCACCCTCGCCATGCTCGGCCAGGGGCTGAGGGGCCTGAATACGCTGAAGAGCCTGGGCATGGTGCTGGCCTCGGCGGTCACCGATGTGCCGATCACCGCTAGCACACTCCGCTATGCAGGCCTCTCTTATCCGGAAGCTGTCTTGCATCAGTTGCAGGCGATCGGCGGCGGGGCGCTGAGTCGTGAGGATCGCGACGAGCTGCTGGAACAATTGGGCGTCATGCTGGAAGGCACTACCGCCAATCTCGGCGCGAGGTTCACAGCGGAAGATGGCGCCCGCGGCGCCATGTCAAAGACGCTGAATTCCTTCATGGGCATGACCGGCATTCGCTGGTGGACTGACAACATGCGCGCCGGGGTCGCCGAGGCGGCGAGCTGGAAGATGGGTCAACTAGCGGGGCAGGAGTGGGACGCGGTGCCGCGCCAGCTCCAGGCCAACCTGGAGCGCTATGGGCTGGGCACACGCGAGTGGGACGTGGTGCGGCAGGCTGAGCTGTTCGACAAAGGTGGACGCCGCTACTTGACGACGGATGGGGTGGAGCGGTTGCCGGATGAGGTGTTGGCGGCCTATGTCGGAGACGGCTCCACACCCACCAAGATCGCCCGCGCCCGCGAGGATATCGCCTCCAGCCTCGGCACCTATTTCACCGACCTCGCTGACGAAGCCGTCAACCAGCCCGGCGCCTTCGAGCGCGCCGTGACCAGCGGCGGCTTGAGCACGGGGACAGTAGCCGGTGAGGCGGTGCGCGCTTTCATGCAGTTTAAGGGCTTTGGCATCTCGGCGGCGCGACGGCAGTTCCTGCGTGAGTTCACCCGGGGCGGTGGGATCGATTATCCCGGCCTGGCACTCCTGATTACCGGCACCACGGCGATGGGCTGGGCGGCAATCCAGATCAAGTCGCTGCTATCTGGCAAGATCCAGCATCTGCCGCAGGACGTGGAAGAGGCCAAGAAGCAGACGATCGCTGCCATGCTCCAGGGCGGTGGTCTCGGTATCTATGGCGACTTCCTATTCGGCGATACGAATCGCTATGGCGGCGGCTTGGCCGAGACCTTCGGCGGTCCGATCATGGGACAGGTCGCCGATCTCTACCGCATGAAATCCGAACTCCAGGACGCCGCGACCGCGCACGACTTCACGCGCTTTCGCGCCGATGCGGTGCGGACGATCAAGAACAACCTGCCATTTCAAAACCTGCTCTGGACCAAGGCGGCGATGGATTATCTGGTCTTCTATGGACTGCAAGAGGCAGCCAATCCCGGCTATCTTCGGCGCATGGAAAGCCGGGTCAAGGACCAGAATCAGAGCGAGTATATTTTACCGCCAAGCCAATATGCAGTGAGATACGGGGGCTAAGCATGCCGAGCACACAGATTGATAGGATTGACGGAATCTCGACCAGCGAGGCAGTGAAGACCGCCTGTCGCGCCGGCAGTTTGGGCAACCTGACACTCTCCGGATTGCAGACCGTCGATGGCGTGGCGCTCGCGGCCAATGATCGCGTGCTGGTCAAGAACCAAAGTAACGCAGTCGAGAACGGCATTTATACAGCGCAGACCACGGCCTGGCAACGCGAGCCTGATTTCGATGGGGAAAGAGACGCTACCACTGGCACGCTGGTGTTTATCTTTGCTGGCGGCCAGGCCGCGACCTGGTGGGCTGTGACGACATTGATGCCATTCGTCATTGCGCAAGACCCGATTGAATTTGAACAGACCACCTTGGCCTTCACTGTCGTGCCTGCCAGTGAGACAGCGGCGGGCGTTGCTGAGATCGCGACGCAGACAGAGACGAATACCGGGACCGATGACACGCGTATCGTGTCGCCGCTGAAGCTGGCTGTGAATCTGACCCAGGCGCTGGCCGATGACGTGCCGGCTGCCGTCACCTCCACCGGCAGCGCCAATGCCTATGTCGTTACCTACAGCCCGGCTATCTCGGCTTTGCGCGCTGGCCAAGTTTACCCCTGGATTGCATCATTCGCCAATACCGGCGCCGCAACGGTTAACATCAACGGCAAGGGCGCTAAGTCGATCAAGACCGTGTTCGGAGCCAATCCGTCATCTGGATATATCATCAGCGGCCAGCCGATGCTGACGCTATATGACGGCGCCAATATGTTGCTTGTGTCGGCTCCAAGCACATCAGTGACGACGCCGCCGCTATTCATCACCGGCCTCTTGCCAACCGCCATCAATGGCACTAGCACGACAGGCGCTGTCACTATCTCAGCCGGTTCCTGCACCGACAGTACGGGCGCAAGCAGCATCACATCAGCCGGGCATAGCTGGGCCGTCAGCAATGGCAATGCGGCCAATGGCTATCAAGGCGGCACGACGCTGCCGAACAGCTCTACGATCCATTTATTTGAAATCTGGGGATCGAGCGGCGAGACCAGTTTTGCCAGCACGTCACTGACGCCGACGCTGCCGAGCGGATACACGTTCTATCGATACAACTTCTCGATCCTGACCGATTCATCCGGCAATCCTCTTGGCGGTACTGCAATCGAGGTAGCGGGCGGTGGTTATAAATTTCTCTTCGCAGCGACACAATTTATCTTCAGCGGCGCGGCACCGACAACGGGTACGCTAATATCAGTTCCTGTTCCCGGTGGTCTCAAATGCGATGTCATCATTAATGCGGGAATGGCGGTGACGACAGCGGCAGCCCAATCCGTTTTGGTTTCCAGCCCAGATAGCCCAGACGATGCGGCAGTGGCTCTTTCAAGTGGCAATCTTATGGCCGGTTCAGCAAGCGCCATCGGTACGAGCGCGGCACAACTAACGATAACGACTAATACGTCGTCGCAGGTCCGTCATCGGGCTTCGGCAGCAACTCAAAGCACGTCCTATAAGGGCGTTGGCTTCATTGATTGGCGCCGTATCTAAGATCAACCATTTGAGGCTTGTATAATGGATGAATCGGTTTTGCACATGCTCGGAGAGATGAAGGGTATGCTCCAGGCGGTGTTGACCAGAATGGACGGATTTGACCGCGATCTACGCGACGCCAAGAGCGAAATCAATACGCGGCTGAATGGCCATGATAGACGGATTAACACGCTGGAAATTGTCAAGGCCCAGACCGATGGAACCATCCGGGGCGCCAGCATCATCAGCAAGCTCATTTGGGTGATTGGTCTTGCCATCGCCGGCATCTTCGCGTGGCTCATCACGCCGAACATTCATATCGTGTGGGGTGGGTAATGACCGAAACCGACCAGCTCCGCGACGATATCCGCCGCATCGACGACGAGAACACCAAATATCGCCATGAGGCCCGCGGCGAGATGCAGCGACTCTATATCGAACTGGTCGAGCTGAAGGGAGCAATGGCGCCTCTGGTCGGCATGCAGGTCGAGGTTGGGGCACTCAGGAACGAGATGCGGTCATTGCAGCAGACCCGGACCGAACAACGCGCGGTCGGCAATGTCGTGGCGCTGATCTGGAAAGGTGCCGCGGCTGTCGGCTTGGTCGCTGCCGGCGGCTTCTTCGATAGGTGGTTCCGTGGTCACTAAGGTCGCAGCAGAGACGTTCCTCCGGACCATCATCCAGCCGGCCTGCGAGGCAATCGGCGCCTGGTCGGAGGCCGCAGGCCAGTTGCTGCTCGGCACAGCCATCCAGGAATCCGGCCTCGTGCATCGGCGGCAGCTTGGCGATGGTCCGGCGCTCGGGCTGTTCCAGATGGAGCCGGCGACCCACCACGACTGCTGGGTCAACTATCTCGTCTATCGTCCGGATCTGGCACACAAGGTTCTGGTCGTCGGCAGCCTGACCGAACCGTCCGACGCGGAATGGCTGGTCGGCCATGACGAATATGCGGCGGCAATGGCGCGGGTGCGCTATCTAAGAATCGACGCTAAATTACCGACCGTTAACGATATTTCCGCCATGGCTGATTATTGGTCTAAGTGGTACAATACTCGTGACGACGCTGCCAAGGCGCAGCAGTTCATCGATAACTGGCACCGGACGATGGGGGAATCATGAACGCGCTCAATGCCATTCTCAACTCGCTGCCGGGCGCAAATGAGGCCTGGGTCACGGGCCTGGGCTTTTTGCTGCTCGGGGTGGCAACCAAGGTCAATGACAATCTGCTCTCGGCCGCTTGGCACTTTGACGATACCTGGGTGCAGACCGCTGTTGGCCTGCTCACATTCCTGATCGTGCATGGCGTTGCCAAGGCGCGCACGCAAACCATTCAACAAAAACAAGGAGTTTCCTGATGAGCTTTTTCAATAACGTCTGGAACGATATCAAGGGCTTCTTCACCTCGGCCGAGCAAGAGGTCGCTGCATTCTTCTCGTCCGCCATCCATTCCGTGCTGACCAATGGCAGCACGGTACTGGTCAATGCAGCCGTCGCCGCTGTTCAGGCTGCAGAGGCGCAGGGTGGTTCCGGCAGTGATAAGCTGAAGGCTGCCACCGCTGCCGTTGTCTCCACGCTTGAGAGCCAGGGGATTCCGGTCGTGCTGAGCGCCATCAATTCGGCGATCGAGGCAGCCGTGGCGAACCTGCAGGCAACTTCCGGCGCCAGTGCTGCATCGACAGTCCCGGCGACTACCGCGCCCGCAAGCTGATGGGCTGGCTAACGGCCGCCCTCGGCATTCTGAACAAGATCCTGGGCTTCTTCAGCAGCCAATCTGACGCCAACGCCGCAGCAGTCCAGGAGCAGGATGGCGTCGATGCCGAGCGGTCGGCCAGCCTGGCAGCCCAGGTGAAGACGCTGGAGGCCGAACAGAAGGCGGCTGCGAGTGCGGCGGCGACAACCGACCAGACGATTGCGGATCTGCGGAAGGGTGGGTTTTGATGTCGATTTGGGCGCACCTGTCGCTGCTGGCAGTCACGCTATATCTATTCGGCAAGCCACTTTGGCGCATGTTCCGCAAGAACAAGGTGCCCGTCAGATCGTGGGATTATCACTATAACCGCCGCGCTATCTGGAAGAGGAATTTCAAGAGGCAGCGGTGGTTTCAGCGCCTCCGATATATTCCGAAGCATTGGGATTGGAGGGATTTCGCATGAAATGGCTCGCTCTCGCCCTCATCCTCACCGCCTGCACCCCCGTCAAGCTCCAGCCCGTCAGCCATGACTGCCCATGGCCGGTCAGCTACACCGCTGCCGAGCAGACGCAGGCCGCTGACGAGCTGGCGGCGATCAAGTCGCAAGCCCCCATGGTTGCCCGGATGATCACCGACTATGGCCGGGAACGGGCGACGCTGCGGGCGTGCCATCAGGCGGGGGATTTAGGGTGAAGTGGGTGCTACTGGCCATCACACTATCCGGCTGTTCTTTCATCCAGCAAACAGCTCAGGCCATCGATGACGCCTGCGTTGTCGGCAAGCTCTCCACGGCCGATGCGGTCTACCTGAACAGCCAGCATGACAAATGGACGACGCTGAAGGCCAAGGCTGGGGATCGGGTGGTCAATGGCGATTGTTCGGAGGCGCTGCGGGGTGCGGAGGGGCGCTAAATCTGCGGTGGATCGATCGGTGGATAACGCCGCCCGGCGCTGAGACGTGAGGTTAACTGCGTCGGTTAGATTGTTGCTGGGTTTATCGATGTTGCGTACTAAGATTTAAGTCCTTCGCATAGTATATAGATGGGAAAAACCGGTTGTCCACGCAACATTTTGTATGCTGGTTATTTTATTGCGTATCTAGTCGATGTCTCCATCGCCGCTTCCATTGCAGGACAGCCTGTAAATCTACGCCCCACTTTGTCATCATTTCCGAATTAGTCATTCCGCTCAGATAATCACGCGCTCGTTCTTCGCGCTGTTCATCTGTGATGCGACCGGACCTGCTTTTATTGGCCCTTCCCTTATTGGCCATGTCATCCATGTTTTCACCATGATCTCCGAGAAAGAGATGATCTATGTTGACACAGGCTGGGTTATCGCAAGTGTGGCAGACACATATTCTTTCTGGAATATCCCCATTGACACGGTACCAAGCATATCGGTGAGCCAGAATACTTTTAGTTTTTCCGTCGATTTTTCGTCCCAACACGCCGTAACCAAACGGACTAATAGTGCCAGTCCATTCGGTACAATCATTTTTTGTGTGGTACGCGCTATGTCTGATAAACAAAGTCTCCCATGAAGTTCTTTTGCGTCCTGATACCATCATCTTCTCTTTGGATAAATACCTTGCTTGTTCGCCCCACCATGGAGCGTCCGGATCTCTCTCACAGTATAGCTTATCTGGTAGCGTAGCATCATCAGGATATCTCCCTCTGGAATGTCATGGCGGTGTGCGATAGCAGTTATGCGCTCTGCCAAGCCGGCCAGCACTGGCCCAATTTTTCGCAATGCATATATATCATCAAGTGGGATATCTATCCGCGCACTGTTCCCTACAACCTCGCGCTGCCATGATGTCGTCTTTGGCGCATTTTCCTTACGCTTCATTTCTTCATACTCCTGCGGGGTCATCTGGACCATCGCTGCAACTCCAGCCAAGTTAATCGATCCAGTCACCCTAATGGACGATGGTTAATAAGACGTTAGCAATAACATGGGTTAGAGACAGAGCGGAGAGGGAGACGTATGGTGAGCGGCCTGCAATCCCGCAGGTAACCGTGTCCCAGTTAGTGCAACTGAAAACCCCCGGCCTTGCGGTCGGGGGTTCTTTTCAGCGTTCTGGGCTTGATACCAGATTCCCGAAAGTCATTTCTGACGCACGTATGTGTTGCTTGGGACCCCATCTGTGACGTGTCCTTCCACGCCGCCGCTGAACTCTCACCATATCATCCTTCCCCGCCCTCCGCCAGCTCGTCGTCGGTTAGCTTCTCAACTATCCCGGCCGAATGATCGTCACAATTCACATGCAATTGGAAAACGATCGCCTCCCTCGCACACTCTCTCCCCGCCTTCTCCGCCGCCCGCCACATGACAGCGAGTGGTTGATTGGTGTCCCAGGTGAGGCCGGCATCATCAGGTCTCATCGCGTAATCAGGCCCCGTGCAATAGGCGATGAAGCGGTCGCGGGCGGTCATGGGAACACTCCCTGATATGGCGACATGTTGCCGTCATGTGGTCTGGCGTTCGATTGCGCCTCACCCACGATTTCAGTGCATGACGAGCAACGTAATATCTCTCGATCGAGGCCGCCATTAGGAAACTCGTAGATATTTGCCCATGACGCGCCGCGATCACACCGCATGAAATGGCCGCAGACTTGGCATTGGACGTCGTGACTCATCCCTTCCTCCCGATCACGCTGAGGGCGGCGCGGGCTGACTTTTCCCAATACCGCTTTGTGCTGCCAGATTCCTCGTCGTACCGAATACCCAGCGGGCTGCATTCTTCCCAATGGAGCGCCCGCGCCACCTCCTCGACCAGTTCATCGCCCGGCTCGAAGGCTGGAGCGGCGGCGAGTGAGAGACGGTACGAGTCATATGCCATACCACCGCAGACGCCGATGCCCAGCGCAACCGCCTCAGCCTGATCGTCTGTCATGTCCATGTGATCCGGCACCAACTTCCACCGCTTGCCGTCCTTGTCGGTGATCATGGCTTAGACTCCATAAAACGGATGTAAAATTCTTCAGCAAGAGTCGCTCCGGCATCGGCATCCCAGGCATATTTCTCGTTGCCGAACTTTACGCCCTCCTCCTTGAGAAACTCATCGCGGCACTCAATCATGATATTCCAGGCCTTCGACGGCTTGATGCCTGCCTTGATCAATCGCAATTGGCCACCGGCCATGAATTCATATTGCGGGTTACGGAATAGCGACCGGATGGCCCTGGATATTGTCAGATCAAGGTTGCTGTCACTGACAAGGAGGCTCATCCCTGTCCCTCCGCGAGTTGCTTGATGGCGGCGGCGTCAGTGAATTCAGGCGCGAGAACCATCAGTTCGTATGGCCCGATACCGGTGCTCCACGCTCGTGGTGTGCCGCCATCCATGCATATGTTGAACGCTTCGTCATGAACGTAGCGCCCGGCTTCCTTTATAATCCCGGTATACCCAGCGCTTTTCGGACGCCACCAGCCACGATGCTCATTCGACCAGATCAGCCATTTTGCTTCATCACTCACAGCTTCTTCTCCTGCGCCAGGAAGGCGTCTAACGAAGCGTCATAATTGATTGAGGCGTAGTCAGCGTGAGCCATGCACCACTTGGCAAACGCAACCATCCTCTCGCGGTCTGTGGCTGTCCGAAGATCGCTCATGTTACCGAACACGTTAAGCCACGCGTCTATTCCGTCCTTAATGTCGTCAATATCGAATCCTTCATCGATGCGCTTAGAAACGAGCGCCAGCAGACCTACAGCCGCCATGCATCTCTTAAATACATCCCGCCGCGCTTCAGTCTGATCGGTCGTCATGATTGGGGGTCCTTCTGTACGTCTTCCGTCAACATCAAAGCGCCGACCTTCACGATCTGATCGCGATAGTGCAGGAGCCGCTTGATGCTTTCGGCGCGGTTGAAAGCTATTTCCTGAACGTAAGTCAGATCCCGCTTCAGACTCTCATTCTCCGCCTGCGCCGCCTCGAGTGCGGCCAGGAGGAACGGGATGTCTGCCTCTGCCTGGCAGCGGTACATTCCCTTCGCAGATTCACTGCGCTCCCGTATCTCAGCAATTGCGGCTTGGGTGTCTTGGGTGGTCATGGTTCAGTCCTCTTTTACAGTGACGCGGACGCAGCGGTAGCCATTTTTCCCAGCCTCTACCCAGTCAGACGGCGCATAAGTAAGACCGAGAAATCTACGGATAGATGTATGGAGTGAGAATGATCGCGTACCACTCTGTTCAACATTGTCGCGATTGACCACCGCCCACATCTTCGCCTCAGCCTTGGTCATGGTCAGTTCACCCATTGAAGATGACGACACAAATAGACGAGCAGCCACAGAAAGCCGACGATGGCGCATGCGTAAATCCCGATCACTGCCCAGATAGCAGTCAGAAGCTTTTCCATCTTACTCCTTCCCGCCCTCGCGTTGGCGTTGTTGGGCGCGGAAGGCGGCGAGAATCTCGCTAGCTTTTCCGCTACTTGTTGACATCACACCCTTGCCGCGCCTGACAAAATCAATCAATGCCAGCAACTCGGCATCGCCAGCGGGCGCGGTGCGGAGACGGATAGCTTTAAATGCAGCCTCGGCTTGTGTGTAATATACCTGGCGCCAAGGGACGGGTTTGTTTTCCGCCGTACACATAACCATGAGTGGAGCGTAATCGAGCGGGTTCTGACCCTCAGATATGGCGATTGCATCCGCGATCTCCCATGTCATCTCTATATCAACTAGACTCACATCCTCTTTGTATCCATCACTCATAACTTCTTCCTATGCTCCTCGGTCTTCATTTCAGTCACATAGTCCTTTAGGGTATTTCTCACTTCTGGACCGTGGCCAACGGTGCAAGCCGCCATTGCAGCAACGACAGCCCAATGCATCCCATTATCATTGATAATGGCCGTAGCTGCTCGCTCTCCAAGTACGCGGTTAACAGCTTGATTAATCTGCATAGGACTCGGCCTTCTTGCCAACTGTGGCGAATGCTGTTTTCAGCTTTTCAAGCGCTCCTGGTTCATTTAGGAGGACGCTAAGTTTTGCACTTTGCGCTCTGGCAACCTGCTCCCAGTCAATCAGCGTCTCATCATCACTATCCGACTGCTGTGCTGGCGTGGCACAGAGGGCCACTGCCGGCGTCAGCGCCTCTTGGTTGGAAAGACGACCATCCATAAGTCCCGCCCAGTAGTCTCCTTCGTTGATCCAAAGCAGGATGGTGTCGCCCTTCTGGTAAAGCGCAGTCTTGCGGACGTTCTCTCGCCATTCATCAAACGTATTGCCTTCCGGGCGACTGACCCGGATAGCCGTTGCACGCTCTTGCTGCATGGCGGCTTGCCAACCGGCGAAATACAGATCGAACAATGTTCCGCCCTTGGGTGTCTCTAAAAATAGCTTCCAAGCTTTGTCGCGCTCGCTCATCGGCTGGTCGGTCATGAACAATCTCCATCGTTGTCGCTGTCTTCATCGAGTGGCGCAGGTTTTCTGGGAATCGACAGCACGCCGATTGCAATGCTCAACAGGATCATGCTCAGCAGAATTATCCACGCCGTTTCGCTCATTTCGACACGCACGCCTCTCGAATGTCGATGGCGCAGAGGAGGGTGGTCATGAATCATCATCCTGCGCCTTAGGGGATCTGTCGCAATCGTATTGATCGCAGACCATCAACGGCGGATTCATCGGAGGAATTGTCTGCATTTCTCTCAGACCGCATGTCAGGCGCCCGCATCGCTTCACTTCACTCACCTTCTCCGCCAGCTCCAGCGTGTCGATGAGGGTTAGGATGTCGTCGCGCGTGGCGAGTTCCGGCAGCGCTGCGATCTCGCGGCGAAGATCGGAGACGGTCGGGGCGTGGAGGGTCATGATCGGGTCTCCAGTTTCTTTTTCTCAGCCATGTAATTTTGGTAAAGAGCATCAATCCCAGAACGCGGCCATATGGCTATGCCGTCACATTTAAAGCAGTATCCTGGGCCGCCAATATCGTGCCAACTACCGTCAATGATTAGCCTGCTGTGATCTATCGGGCATCGGCCGAGCGTCAGCCAAAACAGAGTGCGCCATCCCTTTAGCGTTCTCGGGAATCGTATTTTCATCACTCCTTCTCCTTCCAACTCTTCAAAATCACCTCGACCTGATCCGCTCTATCCGTGAATGGTGCGGTCTTGCCGTCGTAGCCGATGGCCTGGAGTGTGAAGGCTATTAGGGTGCGGGCTTGGGTGTCAGGCGCTTGCCGGCAATCGCACTGAATAACTTGCCCCTGACAGTCGTCGAATCCTCCTGCCAATCCGCAATTGTCGTTGTAACAATCGTCAGCGTGCGCGAAGAATTCGCCCGCGCCATGACAGCAATCGCAGTCTGGATCGTTCATTACACGTCGTTCCCCACTCGGATCGGCATGCATGAAGCGGTAGCTGCAGCCCTGGACGGTGCAGCCGGTACCGTCGGGTTTGCTGCAGGTGGGGCAGGTCATGCGTAGTCCTCGAGGTCGGGTGCCGATGGAGTCGGCTCTCTGAGGATCACATTGGCGACCAGCTGAAATGCTGCCGAGACAGCGCCAGAGGCTTCCAACTGACCATCGGCTATCTTGTCAGCCCAGAAGGAAAACTCCTCGAAAAACCGCTCTCTCGCGTGGTCAAATCCAACCTTGTATGCCTGGTCCACCAGTTCCTTGTTGATCTCTCGCTTCTTCGTCATCTCATCCTCACCGCTTACCGATGGTTGCCGTCTCACATTGCTCGGCGTTCAACTCGAACTGCCCAGCCATCTGGTGATCGCGCAACGCCTCAGCAGACCATATATCAATGCTCGCATCCGGCCGCCGAACCGAGGCGCGACCGCGCCAGAAGCCCGGCTGTGATTCTAGCCAATCCATGGGGTTGATGTCCATCACCTACCTCCCCAGCAGATAACCAGGATCACGGGCAACGTTGCCCAGATCAAGACGCCGACGCCAGACCAGGCGAGAATAGCGGCGCGAGATTGGATCGTTTGGCGGCTCATCTGCCGTCCTCCTGTTTCACATAAACCATGACTTGCCAGTGATTCATTTCTTCCATGCAGCGATTGGCAAGACGAGCCGGCATGAAAGCGATATGGTCGAATAGGTCTTGGGCCGTTCTATGGTTGAGGGCCATTGCTCTCATATCCTCATGGCTCAGCTTATCCACCGGCAACCGCTTCCTCTGCTGCAGCGAGAGCAGCCAATAGTCTCGGGTGTAGTGTTCGAGATCAGCGGCCATCATCACTTCACCTCTGCAGCAATCCGCCGAGCCTCTTCCAGCCCTTCGCGTGTGTGAACCATCATCCATGAATGCGCGGCCTTACCCTGGATCAAATGGCGTTTGACCAGGCCAATGATGCAGCTATCTGGATAGCCGGAATTGTCGCGACTGATGCCACCTCCATTGGTCCTGACGATCTTAAGAAGAAGCTCTTGTTGCAGCGGTGTTAACACGCGCTTCATCGGCTCATCGGGGTGGTAGAGATCACGCGGCATCACTTCACCTCATTGAGCAGACGACGGCGCGCATTGGCGATTTCCACGTTGTAGGCGTGCGCTGCATGATCCGGGTGCGAGTGGGAATGGAATGATTTATTGAACGCAACACGCCACCGATCAAAAGGCCTGATGAACTGACTGCTCGGCCGGCTATATTCGACCGTGACCGGCAGCCGGCAGAAGCGCACCGCCTGCTTGACGTACGGCGAGATATCATCGCGACCGGTCATGTCGTCGGGGGCGCTCATGACGTCGGCTCCGTCGCTGCGAGGGCGGCGGATACTTGTTCGGCAGCTAGGCCAATATCGGGACCGAAGTCTCCGCCTTCCTGATTAGCTCGCAACTCACATGCATCGTAGAGCGCCTTAGCAGCCTCCCGCAGCACGCGGACTTGCGAGGTGAGAGCATCACGTTCTTGCCGCGCTTCATTGCGCTGGACGATAGCATTGCCGACATGGTCATCAATGAATGCCGCCAGCGGAACATCGTGCGCCGCCAGCAGTTCGCGGATGGCCACGACAGCATCATCGGATAAAGTTTCAGTCTGCTGGACCGTCAGCCGCTCAATCTCCTTCGCCTGCGCGTCGTAGGCGGCGAGGAGGTCGCCGAATGCCTCAATGGTTTCAGCCTTCAGACCCTCATCATGGATGAGTGATAAGACCGCCTCATGATCCCTAATCTCCTCCAGCCGCTGCTTGTCCATTACTTGCCCCATTCGATCAGCATTGCGCTCACAACGAATGCGGCAGCAATCAAGCAAGCCATCCATGGGTTAGCGTGGCCGTCATTAATTGCGGGGTCGAAGTAGGCGAACGTCGAGACAATCGACACGTACAGAACGAAAAAGCCGGCAAACTTCGCCATCACGCCACCCGCGCTTCAATGTGACGAAGCTCGACAGCAGCGCGGCGGTCCTCAGACGGGGTGTCCTCGCGCTCCAACTCGTTCAGCGTGTCGCGGAGGTCGTTCAGGATTTCACGCGCTTTGCAGTCGGCGAGGTCTGCGTCACCATTCAACCGAGCGCCGCACCGGAGCGCGATCTGCTCAGCCTTGATGCTGAATGCCTCAAGATCGGCGATCAGCGCCTTGCAGTTCTGAATGTCGGCGAGGGTGGTTTCTTCGCAGGGCTGAAGCATCTCAATAATCCTCCGCTTCCCGCTTGGTGATGAAGAAGTGAATGCCATTGGTGCATTCCTCGCGGATGTCGTCGTTGTAGGAATCCGGCTTCACAATCTCACCGACGCGATAGACCGTCGTGTTGTCGTGTTTCGAGACACCCTCGTTAACCTCATCTTCGTCGTCATGAATGGCGAGTACCTTGACGAACTCGGCGCGGCATTTGCGGCTTCTTGGCTGAGAAACGCGCTGCGCTTCCGCTGGAATTTCGATGGTTCCGATGAGTCCGTTGCGGAGCTTCTTGAAGGCAGTAAATGATCCGACCTCAGGACAGATCGTAAAGACTGGCAGGTCCGCGCCGCTCAGGTCCGCGCCGCTCAGGACCGCGCTTCTCAGGACCGCGCCACTCAGGTCCGCGTCACTCAGGTCCGCGCTTCTCAGGTCCGCGTCACTCAGGTCCGCGTCACTCAGG